TTATTTAAATGCCGGCAGCCAGCCGAACACATCCAGAATGACCGTCAGATACACAATCGCACCGCAGACAATCACCAGATTCAGTACCGCGCTGTTACACGGCGAACGGTAAATGGTATCGCTGTCGCTGTAGCGTTTGCGGGAGGCTTTTACCAGGAACGGCGGTAAAATCACACTCCAGATAGTAAAGGCCAGACCGGCATAACCGATGGCATAAACGAATCCGTTCGGGAAGAAGAAACACACCACCGCTGGTGGCAGATACGTCACTACTGCTGTTTTGAAACGACCGGCGCTGTCATTTTTAAAGTTCAGCAGGTCGGCAATATAGTCAAACAGGCCGAGTGTTGCTGCCAGCAGGGAACTGGCCACCGCAAAGTTACCGAAGAATGTCAGGATAAGATCCATGGTTTTCCCTGACATCACTCCGCCGATAGCCTCAACGAACACATCAATGTTCCCGCCTTTGGCAATAATCGGAGAGAAGTTGGCGCGGCTGATATTGCCCATCGTGACACCCAGCCAGAAGATATACAGCAGTACCGCAAATATTGTCCCGATAATAATTGAACGGGTAATAAAGCGGAATTTGGTTTTGCCGTACAACTTCACCAGGCTCGGCACGTTACCGTGGAAACCAAACGAAATAATACAGAACGGCAGTGTCATCAGAACATAAGGCAGATATTTCGTTCCGGGTATTGCCACTGATGCGGAATCCAGCAGATTGGCAATTTCCACGTGTGCAACCAGTCCGGAGAAGGTGGCAAAGAACGCGATAAACTTACCGAAAATTAAAATGGTGGTAATACGTCCGACCCATAATGAGCTGTACCAGACAATCGCAGCCACCAGACAGGCGACAATCACGACCGCGGCTTTTATCGGCAGGGCGACACCGGTATATTTTAATATCGTCTGAGTCAGAACAGCGGATGACCCGGATATATAGGCATACGTCAGAATATAGAGTACAAACCCGAAGGCAATACCCACGACAATATTCCATTTTTTGCCCAGTAACTCGGTTGTGAAGGTATTAAAGCTGGCGCCCGGTTCAAAATGCAGGTTAACTTCAACTAACATCAGACCGGTCAGTAACATCATAATTGCAACTAAAATCAAAATAACGGTGGCACCGGAAAACCAGACACCGGCCATCGCAATCGGCAAAGAAAACATACCGCCGCCAACGACTGTTGCTATAACAAGCATGGTTCCGCTGGTCAGTCCGGGTGATTTATTTGTATCGGCACTATGAATACTCATAATAAAAGTTTCCTATTAATGATAAATATCACCAACAGCATTCATATTTATCGATTTTATTTGTTCTTTATTGTTATAGGGATGCAGAGACAAAAAGGCCCCATTAAAATAATGAGGCCTCTGTCATCAGATAATTACACGTAATCAAAGCGTGCAGTGAAGAAGCGTAACTGCTTCGGCTCGTATACGAACTTCAGCCCTTTAATGTCTTCTTTGTGTTTGAACAGTTTGATAATACCGTCAGCAACCAGATCCATGTGTGCATAGGTGTATACACGACGAGGAATAGTCAGACGAACGGTTTCCAGCTTCGGACGGTGATGGTCGCCGGTTTCTTTGTTACGGCCTGCGGAGATAATACCGCGCTCCATAGAACGTACACCGGTTTCCATGTAGATGCTGGCTGCCAGGCTCTGTGCCGGGAACTCATCCTGGGTCAGATGCGGGCAGAAACGGCGTGCATCGAGGAATACTGCGTGGCCGCCGACCGGCTCAACAATCGGTACACCGGCTGCTTTCAGTTTTTCGCCCAGGTAACGAACCTGCTTGACGCGGTGCTCGATATATTCGAACTGCATCGCTTCGCGTAAACCGATAGCCATCGCTTCCATATCACGACCGGCCAGACCGCCGTAAGAAGGCATCCCTTCATAAACCACAACCAGTTCACGTGCAGCAGAGAACATGTCGTCGTCGTTCATACACAGGAAACCACCGATGTTCACCAGACAGTCTTTTTTACCACTCATGGTACAACCGTCAGCGTAGCTGAACATTTCGTGAACGATGTCTTTAATGGAGACATCTTCGAAGCCTTCTTCCTGCTCTTTGATGAAGTAGGCGTTTTCCACACAGCGGGTCGCATCGTAGAACACTTTGATGCCGTGCTTGTCACATAACTGGCGGACTTCACGCATGTTTGCCATAGAGACCGGCTGACCACCTGCCAGGTTTACGGTTACCGCCAGACAGATATAAGCGATATTTTCCGCGCCTTTCTCAGCAATCAGTTTTTCCAGTTTTTTAATGTCGATGTTGCCTTTGAATTTCACATCCAGGCCCGCATCGTGAGCTTCATCGCGGACGATATCGATGAATGTCGCACCATTTTTTTCCTGGTGATAACGGGTGGTGGTGAAGTACATGTTACCTGCAACATACTGGCCCGGTTTGATAGCTAATGAAGAGAGTAAGTTCTCTGCGCCGCGACCCTGGTGAGTAGGAACGATGTGTTTAAAGCCGAATAATTCCTGAACAGTTCTTTCCAGATGGAAGAAGTTTTCGCTGCCCGCGTATGCTTCGTCACCCATCATCATGCCGGCCCATTGTTTATCGGACATGGCGTTGGTGCCGCTATCGGTCAGTAAATCGACATAAACGTCTTTGGAATTCAACAAGAAAGTGTTGTACCCGGCCTCTTTCATTCTTTTGATACGCTCTTCGCGAGGGATCATGGATACGGTTTCAACACTTTTAATACGATACGGTTCTGCTGGATACATCATGGTAAAATCTCCAATTATTTATAATAATAACTCGATAATTTACACAGGCATTTATCTGTTTATAAGTATCATGCCTTGTGAATGATATAGCATTTGTAAATCCGGTAGTGTTCTTGTCTTAATTCAAATTCAGTTTTTTTATTTCTGTTATTTCTTTCTCTGCCATCCTTCTCGTTTGGCGTGAAATCATCATGCGTGAAAAAAAATGAAAAGGGAATGGGGGATGCTGAAATAAACAAAATCCGTATTAATCACAGGTGTAAACCGGGTGATCTGTATCACTTAAACTGAAATAATTCATTATATTCAATGAATTGTATTTGTTAATGTCTTGTTGTGTATTTATGTTAAATATACATTTACCTCATCGTTAAAATCCGGGAGTAATATGAATAATTCAATGCTGTCGGGCAGTTATGCTGCAATGAAAAGCCATTTTATTCTGTGGGATTTTATATAGGTTAAGAAAAAGTAAATAAGGGTTAAACGTACAAATTTAAATCTATCTTTACAGGAAGAATAAAAAAACGGATGAGAAGTCTTGTTCTTTTTTAACAAAAACTATGCATCAGATGCACTGGTACGGTAATTTAAGTTAAAATATCTTATAAGTAACAATTGTTATAATCATCTTTGTTTTTATTGATCGTACGGAAAAACGTTATGATTTATTGAATCCTTCAACTGAAACCTGGGATAAAAATAAAAATGTGACACAGTCAGGATAAATTTGATGATAAAGATCACATTGATAATGTTACGTTACATGAATGAAAAGTAAGCGACAGCAGGGAATAACAAAGATATTTAATTAAAGCAGTGAATTGTTATGCATTCCGGTATGTGGTTGTTTAGTGATCATATTCACGGTTTCGCATTTACAGTCATGTTAGTAAAGCAAAACGCTGTACTTAAATGTTTACATTATCAGCGGGTGAATAGTAACAGGATGTGTGTGATATACATATTTCCCCGGGTCTTGTTGTTGAAATTTAACGCTATTATTTTCTATTTATCTGGCATTTAAATCCATAATACATATTAATATCAGTTAATAATTAGAATCAAGTTCTTGTTGTCAGGTTATTCATCTTTGATGGTATCCGGAGTGATTTACAGAGACAGACACGATTTCATGAAGAATCAGCAACCGCCCGCTGAAAACGGAAAATAACGAATTTGTGCTTCAGATCACGCAAGGAAGGTATGAATAAAGAAGAAAAATCAGGCAAAGCGGCAGAGATTTCCGGTTTTCAGCTTGAAAACCCTGCCGGGCAGGAGTGTAATAATGCCGTGCCGGATTAGCTCAGTTGGCAGAGCAGTTCATTCGTAATGAAAAGGTCACCAGTTCAAATCCGGTATCCGGCACCAGTAAATCAATAAGTTACGTGATAAATGAATCAGACTACATTTTTGCGTGCCATATTCGTGCCATGAGCGTTAAAAATGTCATCGATATTTTTCGCGTGTTCCTGCAAGTGAGCGGGTGATAAGTGAGCATATCTTCGTACCATTTCTATGCTTTCCCATCCGCCCATTTCCTGAAGCGCTGACAATGGTACACCGGCCTGAATTAACCAACTCGCCCAGGTATGCCGCAAGTCGTGGAACCGGAATCCCTCAATTCCTGCTCTGCGCATTGCACTTTTGAAAGCCTTGTTTGCATCGGCACGCATAGGAACTAACTCTGTAGTGCCGTGCAGCTTTCTTTCCCTGACGAAAACGAACTGCTCATGCCTGCCAATTTGCTCGCGTATTACCTGGCAGGCGGTATCGTTCAGAGAAACACCTATGGCGCGGAAGTTTTTGGACTGATCCGGATTTATCCATGCAACCTTTCTCACCAGGTCAACCTGAGACCATTCCAGCCCCATGATATTCGACTTCCTCAGCCCGGTAGCGACAGCGAATGTAACTACAGGCTTCAGGTAGTCGGCCGCATGACTGATAAGTGCGTTAACCTGCTCGCGAGTCATCCACTTTATACGCGGTTGCCGCGGCGGAGTGGCTTTTATATACGGGGCGTGTTTCAGCCATCCCCATTCATTAGCCGCCATTCTCAGCATTGCCCTAATGAACGCCAGATATGCATACTTAGATGCCTGTGACGGATACCCTCCGCCGGGCTTCTGTTTCTTCATCCGTGATATGATATTCTGGCATTCATTATTGGTTATCGTACTTATTGGCCGTCCCTTGAAATGTTGCAGCCAAAATCTGATCCGGCCTTTGTCTGCGTTAATCGTTCTTTTACTCTGCTTCTCTTTTAGCCAACGTAAGCACGCTTCCTCAAAGCGATACTCCGGCTCTTCTCCAAGGCGGTCTATTTTCCAGTAGTCCGCCTTTAATTTATCGTGCAGTTCTTCTGCTAATTCGCGGTCTGACGTGCCAAGGCTTTTTCTAACTCTCGTTCCGCCTGCCGAAACGAAATCACAGTGCCACACGCCGTACCGTAGTTTGATTGACATGATTTTAATCTCTCCTTCGATTTGTCACGACAATCAGTATTCACCAGGTTATTTTCATGAATGCTGATCGCATAAGCAAGACAATCCGACTTCAGCATGCGATACCGGCCGTAAATAACTCTTCCGTTTTCGCCTCTGGTCTTCCTCTGGCTGGCCGTGAGTTCGCCTGTTCTGATTAACCGGCGCACTTCACGTTCAGAGCATTTCAATAACTGAGACGCTTCTTTTGTAGTCAGAACCTCATCATTAAGATCCATCCTTCATCTCCTTCTGTAACGTACGCACGTAATACCCGAGTACTCTCTTTGCCGGAAAGCGCAGGTGATTAAGTGGTTTAAATTTCGGTGTGTATTTGTCGAGTATTGCGGTGTGTTGTTCGTCTGATGTGTACTGCATTAACTCTGTCAGGCAATCCCTTGCTATTTGTCTGCGTCCGTTCTCTGCTTCCTGTGGTGTCATTGGTCACCTACGCTGAATAAATTACCTTTCTGAAATAAAGCCTGATGAGGGATATTGCGGTTTTGAATTTATTTCCTTCATACTCAGTAATGAAATGGCGTTCACATTGTTCACAGGTGTAGCCGTAATAAAATCGCTCACTTTCATTAAGCCGTTTATTGCATATTTCGCAGCGGTAACTATTTTTCATTCTCCGCACCATTCATCATCAGGAATAATTCCATAGCGGCGCGGTATAATTTTTCATGCTCAATTACACCGGCTGCACCATGACAGCACATCCATCCCCCTGAGCTTTTAATCATTGATATTCCATTCTCAATAATAATTGGCATTGCGTCCGCCGGGTTGTTGCAGGGGTCGAACGTGCCGGTGACGTACTTATCTTTTAGGTTAATTTCACCGCCAAACTCACAAGACAAATCTATATCCATAAGTTCAACGATTTTATCGGCACTGTTGAATCTGTATTCCCGCGTCAAATAAAAATCAGCCACAGCCTTATTAATCTCAAAGTCTGATTTGTCACGATATTTGTTCATTGATTGGCTCCAAATCTTCCTCACTCCACCATGATGTTTGCCCTTCTTCATCTTCAACTGAATATTGTATTTTGTCAGGTACGCTATCATTAATAGAATAAATAGAACCAGATGTGGATGTATCTGCGACAATAACCTTATCGCCTATTTTAAACTTCATCATTAACTCATAATCATCTGGACTAAATAACGGATAATAGCCTAAATCGATGTTAAATTCGGAGCCTGAGACCATTATTATTCGAGTTCGATTATCAAGGAATGTTGCATTCACAATGATTGGAAAGCTGACTTGTGATAAATCCTCTTTATATCCACCGTCACTTAATAGCCTAACTTTCATCTCACCACCTCCGCACACACTAATTCAACATTCCGCACAGTCGTCATCTGTACTGCGCGACTCTCACATTCTTCTAGCGTATAAATATCATCAGTAACAGGCACAGCTGAGCCGTGCATCACCAGTAGTAATACAAATCCGATTGTCATGGTTATTTGTCTGGTATAAGAGAGTAATTACTGTCGATATAACACTCGCCATAATAACTATCGGTTACTTTGATAATCCCAGCGGCGTCACATTGACTACATTTAAATCTATCACCGTTAATAATTGATAATTCATTTATTGATAGGCGAGCTATTATTTTATCGCAACCGCATTTATTACATGAACCGAGGCTTGTAAATACTTTACCAATCACATCACCCCTCCTGAATCTGCTTAATTGCTTCACGCACTGCGTTTAATCTGGATGCCATGCGGATATACTCATGATTATCCTGAGTAGGCCACTGAGCTAAATATGCCTCACCTGAAAATAAGCATCCGTAATCACCAGCTGGTGAGGTGTTAGTGAGTCTGTACCTTATATCTTCGCTATATTCGCAATCATCAAACATAGTTCGGGCTTGAAATTCATCAATAATCTGCTTTTTGCGGCACCGTAATATTTCCTTTTTAACAAAGGCGACATTTTCATCATTATCAGCATCAATGGTTCGGTGCATATTGCTATCAAGATAACCAATCCAATATTCGTTTGTTATCCAAAGCAGAAACTCAGTAAGCGGCATACCCATTCCGCCCCAACTGCATGACCATGATTTACCGAACTCACTGATAGTTACACGTCCGCGCCGGTTATCGCCTTCATCTTCAAGATAAACGTGAATAGGGTCGTGATTTTCAACGTCTGAAATTACTAATTTAGTAATTTTTTGCTGCTCCACTTTCATATTCATTCCTCTGTTATCAGCATATAAGCCTTTATGAACTCTTCCGCGACCGGCGCGACGATGGCATTTCCGTAGGCGCGGAGTTTTCCCACTCTACCGGCAACCCCATCAGCCAGCGGGAATGTTCCGGGTTCAACTGGCCGCCACTTGTCATCCCGGCAGAGTAACCAGTCAGCATCTCGCCAGTAGCCGTTAGTCGGGCCGGTGTAGCAATCGCAGCCAGATGCTGTAGCTTTCTTTGAATTTTCGTTCCATTTGGTCTTTTTGATATCAATGCGTCCTTTGGCCTCGGATTGCTGGAATTGTTTGTTGTTGGCGTATCCCATCCTGCTAATTTCGCGGCCGTTTGAATATTCATTCCTCCCTGCCTGCCGCTGGTTCCTGCTCCCCGGCAGCTCCCCGCCAGTGGTGTAGGCCATCCTGCCATCCATGCTATCCGACCCAGCAGGGCATTCAGTGGAACGTTCTGGCATTCCTTCCCATCCTTCCAGTCCCGCGCTGTCGGAGTCGGCCACCCAGAATAATCGCTGTCTGATATGCGGCGCACCGAAGCCCGCAGCGCATAAATCGACCGCGCCGACGGCGTAGTTCGTTGCTTCCAGGTCAGTTTGAATAAGGTCGAGCCATCCGAGGCCGTCTTTGCTTGCAACCTGTTCACCAAAGATAACGCCAGGCTTACACTCGCTGATGAGGTGGAAGAATGCAGGCCAAAGGTGCCGCTCGTCAGCAAACCCATTTCCTTTGCCTGCCGCGCTGAAAGGCTGGCACGGGCAACTTCCTGTCCAGACTGGTTTGTCATCCGGCCATCCTGCACGGCGCAGGGCAAGTGACCACACTCCGACACCGGCGAAGAAGTGGCATTGTGTGAATCCGCGTAAGTCATCTGGTGTGACATCTTCAATACTCCTTTCGTCCACTACGCCAGGCGCTATATGACCGGCAGCAATGAGATTCCGTAACCACTGAGCAGCGAACGGGTCGATTTCGTTATAGTAAGCAGTCATTGTTATTTCCTCAGCATCCCTGCATTACGCTTCATCCTGAAACGGCGGGGTTATTAAAACGGAATATCGTCGTCAAAATCCATTGGCGGCTCGCTCTGTTCCGGAGGTTGCTGCGCCCGTTGCTGCTGCGGCAGATTCTGACTTACCGCCTGATTGCCGCCGAAATCCAGCTGATTCACGATAATCACCGGTGTTGACCGTTTATTCCCATCGCGGCCAGTCCATTCCTCCATGACGAATTCGCCGGTAATTGTCACCTTCATTCCTTTTTTCAGGTGCTCCGGCAGTTTCTCAGCTTTCGCGCCGAACATTTTGCAGATAACCCACGATGTCCTTTCGTGTTCGCCATATCCCTGCTTAACCGGCAGACTGAACGATGCAACGGCTTTCCCTGCCGGAGTCCATCGTTGTTCACAATCCTTTCCAAGATTGCCGCTGACTGTAATTACGTTAATTGCCATTTATGCCGCCTCTTTACTGGTTAATTCTTCCTTGCGTGACTCGTACACTTCCTGAGCTTTTGCCTGCTCTGGTGTGTCACGGAGAGTTTTGTAGGCTTCGGCAAACGCAGCTTTCAGGGTGTCCATATCCTGAGCATTGGATGCTGATTCGGTGAAGTGTGCGAGGTCAATGTCAGCCTTGCTTCTGCCATCATTCAACCATTCCATCAGGCGCTGACCGGTGGTTTCATCAATCACGGTAAAGTCAGCATTACTGAACAATCCTGTCCGGTCTTTGCTGGCTACTGCTGTGTGGGTTTCATGATTAAGGTCGAGAACTGTCGTGAACTCATATTCAACGCCATCACGCTGTTCTGATTTCATCCCTAATTTGTCAACGCGCTTTTTCCCATCGCCTTTATCAATCTGAGCTGTTTCCGTTTTGCTCCGCATTGTCGCGATGATATTCACATCAGACCGCAGAATCGCATCGAGAAATTTATTGTGACGAGGCGTGATTTCGCTCCACGCTGACCACGTATTTCCTCTAAATTTAGCCTTTGCAAGAGAGTCCAGTATCTCCAAACATCCACCCGTCCCGCTCCATTCATGGGTCAGACTGTCAATGATGAGATTTTCGTAACCGGCATCCTGCGCAGCTGCGATAGCTTCAATGAAACGCTCAGGCGAGAATGGCGGGTCGAGCTCAAGAACATCGAAATTAAACCGGTCTGAGTACAGTGATGCGCTTCCTTTTTCTGTATCAATAACCGCCGTAGTTCCGCCGAGCCCTTTGGCGATAATTAATGCGCCGTATGTTTTTCCTGACCCGCTCGGCCCGGTTAATGCCAGCCTGAGTTTTGCCTGCTTTCTCATTGCTTTTGAGAACTTCATAATTAATCCCCCAATTTCTGACCTGGACGCGATTGCGTGCGCCCGTCACCGTAATAATCAACACCGCCGACACCCGTAACTTTTCCATGTTCTTTGCGCCACTCCCTCCACGCCTGAGCCTCAGCTACTTTCCGCGCTGCTTTGATATGCTCAGGCAATGGAGGGTAGCGAAGGGCGGTAATGCGGCAGATGTTGTAAAGTGTCTCGGCAATCCGTTGCTCTGACAGTGATGGCTCTCCGGTCGGCTTTCCCTGCCGTTGCAAATCCATTTGCTCAATTGCTGATTTCAGGGCGCGTTGATAATTTTCCTCATACGTCCCGCCGGATCCTGCGCGCTTCCCTATACGCCGTGGATATTCCATCATGTGAATTCTCCGCTCAAAAATTCTGTCGGCACCCGTCCTGTTGGCAATCCGACACTTTCACGAAACCAGTAATCATCCCTTTCTTCCTGTTCGCGCTTCCTGCGCTGTTCGACAATCCGTTGCCGTTCTTTCTGAGCATCCTGTGCTGCGTATGCGTTCATGCTGCCTCCTTCATAAACGTCACCCAATGTGTGTTTGACCGCTTCCCTGATGGGTGTCCGAATACCGGCTTGTAATCTGTTAACGCCAAAACTTCCGATGTTTTAATCTGAGTTTCATTCCATTTAAAAATCAGTATTCCATTAGGTTTTAATACTCGCATTGCCTCACCAAACCCTTTGGACAAGTCATCACGCCATGACTCTTTATCCAATGCTCCATACTTTTTCCGTTGCCACCCATTTTCACCAGCGCGAACCAGGTGAGGCGGGTCAAAAATAACCATCTCGAATGACTTATCTGGGAATGGAAGGTTTCTGAAATCGGCAATAACATCAGGGTTGATATCCAACTCACGCCCATCGCATAAAATGCGTCGCTCGCGCCTGATGTCACAAAAAAGTACGTTCGGGTTTTCTTTGTCGAAATAAAACATTCGCGACCCACAACACATGTCCAATATTGGCTTCATGCTGCGCTCCTTCCTGCAAGCTGTGCGATAACATCCATGTCGAACCCTGCTTTCCGTAGCGTTTCAACTGCTGATTGCTCATCCATGCCCCGCAGCCAGTTACCGACTAACTCCTGTATGTCGGCATCACTATTTCCTATAGCCTCAGAATCAAGTCCGTTGATAAATACCCGTCCGTGGGTTGTGATTACAGCACCGTCAATGCCAATATCTGTCTCAAATTTTCTGCAAGTTATCTGCATAAATCCCCTCATCTGGCGAACAACAGAACAACCGTCAGCGCCAGAAATGTAATTAACACCGGCTTTAAGCCTGATTTTTTACGTGCGAAACTCTCACTACAAAGCTTGTAGCGATGTTCCTGCTGTTTAAGCATGTTCATGTTGTTTACCTGCTGGATATCCCGAGGTGGGATAGGGTGGGTTAGTAGTTCATTGAGAGGTGAGGAACTTCGCCTTTAATTACCAGCTCAAGGAATTTTGTTGCGGTTTTATCGTCAAATCCTGCTTCAGTCAGTGCCTGTAAAGCTTCGCGGTTAAATTTACGCTGATGCTCTTTGTTCGCCTGGCGCTTTAATTCTTCCTGCTTCTGGCGCTCAATCTCCGCCAGTCGTGTGTGTTCGGCTTCCTCTGCCTTTCGCCGCTCCGCTTCAACTGCGGCCAGCTTTTCACGCTCAGCATTCGCGATAGCTTCCTGCTTTTCACGTTCTGCGCGTTCCTGCGCCTCTCTGGCCTCGCGTTCTCGCTTAGCTGCCGCCTCGACTTCCTGTCGTGCTTTTAATTCTGCAGCTTCGCGTTCCTGTTTGGCTTTCAGCTCCGCCGCTTCGCGATCACGCTGTGCTTTTTGCTCAGCTTCGATTCGTGCCTGTTCTGCTGCCTGACGCTTGATTTCGTTTTCATGCTCAATGCGTTTGCGTTCTTCTTCGGCTTTACGCAGGTCATGCAGTTCGTTCATCTGCAGTGCTTCTTCGTGGTCACGCTCAATTTGCTTAACCAGTTCTTCCGCTGCCACACGCGCTTTTTCTGCATCTTCCCAGCCTGTTACCGGCTGGCGTATTTTTTCACTCAGTGCGTCGAGTTCATCCCGGCACTGCTTTCGACTGGCATCCACCTTTTTCGGCAGCTCTTTCAGCTCATCAACGACAGCCTTTCCGGCTTTGTCGATGTATGTTTTTGACTGCGTAACTTTGTAGGCCAGTGATTTGATAGCATCGCGATTCTTGGCTTTCGATAAATCAGTATCAAGTAATGCCTGTTCTGCGAGCGCTTTCTCTCGAATACCAGACAGCAGCACCTGAACCTTATCCGGCGCTGTAAAAAGGTCGAGCGCTGTCGCTGGTTCGATAACGACCAGTTCGTTTGCCATAATTAACTCCGTTTATTTATAGGGTGGGTTACTTCTGTGTGAAAGAGAGCAGGGCGGCTATTTCTCCCTTGCTCTGAGCATTTCATCTGCCATAAGGTATGATTTCTTGGCAAGATCAGTTGCGCTAGCGCTCATACCAAAGGGCTTACATTGGTCGTTTGAAAGTAACCCCTGCATAGCCTTTGCTGCAAAATAATCCCGCAGCGTTGCATCATTAACTGTCAAGGATTGCACTTCTGTCTCATCATCAAAGCGATAGAGCAGGTCATAATCACCTTTATCGTCAAATGATGTGTACCGATAACCCCACCGATGACCCGCATACTCAAACGTACTGTTACTGCGTGAGCCGTCTGGAAAACGTGCTTTGAGGTAATCACCATGTTCCGGTGAGTTTTTATAAACTTTAATCGTATGTTCCACACTTCCTCCTATGCACTTCCCTGTGCTACGTGATGTCCGAATAGTTACCCCCTCTGCGGGGTGTTAGTCATACTTAACGCCGCAGAACGGGCAGTAAGACATTTTTACGCAGTTACTGAGGCGGGTAATATTTTTTGCCATCTCACCGCTTTTCTTTTTAGCCCGGTATGCGAGTTTGTAGTTGAGCATTACGTAGGATTTGCCATCTTCAAGAGACAGCATTTTGTTATCCCAATCTGTTTCATAATCAATTATTTCGCCACCGGCAGGAACCTGTTGTGAAATGTGCTTTTTAATCTTCCCGCCCATTTCATTCATGCAGTTGCACATAACGTTATCCTTTCGTGATTGTGTTGTTAGTCAGTATTGGTGTACCGCCGGTCATGCCCTTGCCGTGATATCACCGTTCGGCATAATCGGCCTGCGGTTCATTCTCAGCTGCTTGCGTGGTGCTTCCGGTGCATCTTTCAGCCCGATAATCAGCTCTGCAAACACATCTGTTTCGTCTGCCGGCCGGCCGAAAACTGAATCAAAAATCTCCTCCACTGAGCGGCTTTTAGGCTTCGCTGCATACTCCGCACGCTTTCTGTCCCAGAACGCCATTTGCTTTGCTAACCGGCGGTTCTTCGCGTTGTCTTTCTTTGGAATAACAGTAATTGTTGCCATATTGCCTCCTGAGTAATTTTTGGTGATTGGCCGGTGGCGCTCTATGCACCATTCCCGTCATGCCTTTGGCGACGGCGTTCATGACCAATCCCAAAAACCACTCAGTGGTGATCTGACACTTATTCAGATCAGGTTCTAATTTGTTAAAGAGCTAAGTCCGTTTTATCTTTGGCTCCGTGCCGTTGATGGGTTTAATTTAGCTCAATGATAAATTAATGGCAATAGCAAAATGATAAATAATTTATCAATTATCTGTGAATTTTGATTAATTCATTGATTATGAAGTGTATTTAAATGATAAATAAATTTATCTCAGGCAATAAAAAAGCCAGCGCTGAGGCTGGCTTGGTGGGATTTTGTGCGTGATTATCCTAATCTGGTGTAATTCATTTCCCATTTGCCGACAACAAAACCTTCAATATGGAGTTCGCTTTCGTTGGTTTCATTGATCTCCCATTTCTCATACACGGAGTTATCACTGATAACCATCATTTTGTTTCCCATGGACTGAAGTCGTTTTATGTGCATGGTGTCACCAAAAGTGAAGGCATAAATACCATCACTCAGAAAACTCCTGACTGTAACGTCAAGAACAACGAGAGAGCCGGGGTCGATGGTTCCCAACATGCTATCTCCTACCGCTGTAACCAAACCAAGAGAAGAAGCCTTGCGGCCGCCAAACATTTTCTTGGCGTAATCAGGGTCGATTTCAACGGCTTTGACGATATCTGGATATTCAGAATTCAAGCGCCCTCCGCCACAACTATACTCAAGGTCTAACTGTGAAATCCTGTATGTTTGTACAGTGTTATTATCACCGATGTTATGGAGTATGAAGTTGTCTTTTATGGAGTCGGATTCGCTTGCGGCAGCATGAATATTATCCATCCAGCCATTTCTCAGATTAAGTGACTCCTCGATACGGCGAGCGATTATATCCCCAATGTTGCGGGTAGGGTTGTCGCTGCCGATCTGGCTAAGCTGCGCCGCTGGTATGCCAATCATTTCGGCAAACTTGGCTCGGTTTACGCCCTTGTCAGCGAATTCTTTGATTAATGCACGCAAATTTGCGCGTCTTATTTCTTTAGTTTCCATGTCTGGATGCTCGCATTTTTTACCAAATTGATAAATATGCAAAATGATAAATCTCTCTTGCTATAAATTTATCTTTAAGATAAACTTTGATTAATTAACAACAAAGCAGGTGCACACTATGAGCAATGATTTACTCCGCTGGAGAAAAGAGTCCAGTCAAGAAGACTGGAAGCGTCTTGCTCAGCTCGCAGGGACGTCAGTTGGTTATCTCAACCAAATTGCATACGGGAATCGCCGTGCGTCACCTAAAAAAGCTGAGTTAATCGAGACTGCGTCAAAGCAATTCACTATCACGCCTGTCAGCAAAGAATTGCTTGTTTTCGCACAGTCTGGCGCTGCATAAGCCAACCGCTCTTTACACAATTTAGCCCGTTCCGGATATGTGCTGGAACACTTTTCAACACAGCAACGCCTCACAGGAAGTGAGCGAATAACTGTATCTCAATAAGGACATTATGAATTATGGAAAATGCAAATCCACGCAAATCGTTTAACCGGTTTGTGTCAAATCATCTGATGGCAACAGCTCATCAGGCACTGAGAAGCACCACACAGACAGTGGTTGCAAAACTGCTCGGTGTACACGATTCAACAGTCTTACGCAGAACAGAAAAGTTACCGGAGATATGCGAGACATTGGCCGCAGCCGGTATCACAGATTTTGTTTTGCCAGGCGAGAAGAAAATCAGCGAGGAAGAGTACCGGTTTCTGTGGAAGCAGATCGGCGAGCTCTCTCTGATGAGAACAAAAGAAAACGCCCCGGCTGTTGGAGCAGCTGAGGCGCATTAACTGAACATACATACAGGAGTAATTATGAGTTCTTTATCGCTGCATTACAAGTCAAAAGATAAGAACGGTACGGAGACAACGGTCAAAAAAACGTATCTGGTGCCGGTTTCAGAGTTGTACGTCGAACCCGGATATAACGTCCGCGAAATCGACCAGGAGCATGTCATTGAGTTTCGTGACGCATTTGTGGCGGGGGAATATATCCCGCCTCTTGCTGTTCAGGTGACAGAGCAGGGCATCAAGATTATCGACGGTCACCACCGCTATTACGGTGCGCTGATGGCTATCGAATCCGGTACCGAAATCCCGCGCATTGAGTGTAAGGATTTTGTCGGTTCGGATGCTGACCGTATTGCATTCATGATCACCAGTTCACAGGGGAAAGCATTATCGCCACTGGAAAGAGCCGCGGCATATCAGCGGCTGATTAATCAGGGATGGGAACCGGCAGAAGTAGCGAAGAAAGTGAAGCGCTCACTGGCCGATGTGGATCACCACCTTCAGTTACTGACGTGTGGCGATGGCCTGATTGAAATGGTTCGTACCGGTGAAGTTTCAGCGACAACAGCTGTTGCATTATCCCGCGAACACGGCACTCAGGCATCCGCAGTTGCCACCGAGCAGATGAGCAAAGCCAAAGCAGCCGGTAAGAAGAAACTGACCCGCAGCGCGGCGTTACCGCAGTTCAGCGCAGTGAAAGCCAGAAAGTTTATTCAGGCTGTTGCTGATGCCGGATTGGAGCTGGACGGCGAGGCGGGGTTGCTTATGGAGGAGTACCAGGCATTTTTATCTGAAACCGGACAGGAGGTCGGATCATGAATACCGCATTAAACAACGTGTACCGGTTCCCCGGCAGAGCGCCGGAGGAGCGGCCTGTAACGCCGGAGCAATCCGGCAAGGGGTTTGCATTGATACACAGACAATTCATGGACAGCAGGCTATACAGGGATTCTCAGGCAGTCCATCTGTGGCTGCATCTGATACTGAAAGCAAATCACACTGACGAGGAGGTTAACACTGATATCGGCATGATGATTGTCCGGCGCGGCCAGATGATCACCGGCAGACCGACACTGGTATCCGAGACGTTCATTCCGGACAACAAAGTGAAGAGTTTACTCCGCACTTTTGAGTCGAAAGGGATGATTAATATTGAGTCGAAAGGTCGTAAATTCAGCCTGATTTCGATAGTGAAATATGACGATTTTCAGTCTCAAAATTGTCCAACGGATGTCCAACGGATGTCCAACGCAAACACCAGTAAAAATGCACCTCTCAGTGATGTTTGTCCAACAGATGTCCAACGATTGTCCATAAACAATAATAATATATTAAATACTAACGTATTTAATGATCGTCCGAGAATTTCAAAATCTTCTCCCCGCAAAGCAAAACCAGAAGCCGCAGTCAGTTCACCGAAAGGTGACAAGTGGGGAACTGCTGACGACCTGAAAGCTGCTCAGTGGATATTCCAGCTCATCACCAGAATCAGCCCGTCTGCCAAAACACCAAACTGGTCAGGATGGGCTAACGATGTCCGACTGATGCGCGAGCAGGACAACAGGACGCATTCGGATATCTGCCAGATGTTCAAATTCGCGAACCAGGACAGTTTCTGGAAGAGCAACATCCTCAGCCCTGCAAAGCTTCGCGAGAAATGGACTCAACTGGAAGCCAAGCGGAACACGCAGGGGCAGGGTAAGCCATCCGGCAGGCCGCATCTTGATTTCGATAACACCGATTGGGCGGAGGGGCTGAACGTATGAAATCACTCACCACAGCCATTCAGCAGCGTGATGCTGGCGCATTGCGGTCAATGGCTGGAGCTGCACCAAAACCGCAACAGAAAGTTCCACAGGAAGCCATTCAGGTATTCAACGAGCTGTTCCGGCAGCTGAAAGCAACATTCCCGGCAGCAATGGCAAACTTCCAAACACAGGATGACCTGAACGAATTTCGTCGTCAGTGGGTTCTGGCCTTTGCCGAAAACGGAATCCGGACGGTGGAGCAGATTAACGCCGGTATGCGGATTGCCAGGCAGCAGGAGAAACCGTTTCTTCCGTCACCCGGTCAGTTTGTTCAGTGGTGTAAGCAGGCAGACTGCGTGGCCGTTGGACTTCCGGATGCGGACGGGCTTTACGACATGATCATGAAGTTCAGCGATAACAAATACATGTACCGCACATCAGAAGAATATCCGTGGCAAAGCAACGCCTGTTACTGGATGGTCACAAAATTACACGCGCTGAGTCGTGCGTCCGGCCTGACTGAGTCAGAGCTGAAAAAACGCTGTTCTCAGGAACTGGCGGTGATGGCATCCAGAATCCGATCCGGCGAAGAAATTCCGGCACCACGTGTGCAAATCCCCCAGTTGCATATTCCGGTACCGAAGGAAAAAGCGCTGGCGCATATTGCAGAATTAAAGGCCAAGTTCGGATTCCGGACGCGGACGGCATAACCCAAGACAGAAGGACTTTTGATATGAGCGTAACTACGTTAAACGATTTAACTAATGCATGGAACAAACAAATTATGGCTATCACCAAGAGAACCCACGCCGCAGCTGGTTATCCTGATAGAAAGCGTTGGCGTGAAATTGTGATGGCTCACACCAATAGAGTCATGCGGAGGGATATGGGCAAATGCGGGAGAAACAGAGCTTCCCGTGTTGCAGGTGCCTTAGAGACTAATGATTTATGGGGTGCGATGATCAGAGCAAACCGTAAGCACTCCGGACTTCCTGAAGTTATTCACACATTTGGTAATTCAGGGACAGCAAAAAGCCAGAGGGAATCCTGATTATGGAACCAACTGATTTTGAAAAGTGGTGTGCGGGTGAGCTTGGCTATAACCCCGAGTCTTTCGCAATGTTGCGTAAGCCAAATGGAGACGATGGGTACACCGTGAGTTGGATTGACTACCGTTACCGCGCCTACATGGCCGGAGTTCGCAGCAGACTGCCGTACCAGACACAACCACCGGAGGAGTGATGAAAACCCTGAGATATTTATTTCATGACAGATGGGTTCTGATTAAGTGGCGGCGAGACAACAAACCCAGTACAGATTTAGCCGATAACATTATCAGGTGTTACAAGCTGACAGGCTGGGTGGACGAAGATGTCAGGCGCATCTGTAGCAAACCATATCCGGAGAAGCGACCGAAATGACAGAGAAAACACAGAAGCTACCGGGTTGCCCGTTTTGTGGCGGAACAGACATCACGATACACAGCCCCAGCAGTCACGGCCTGACGCTGTATGGTGTTGCCTGTGATGGATGTGGCGCGCGGATTAAGAGGTTTGATGAAGCCGAGGCAATCGCCGCTTGGAACCGCAGAGTCCCACAATGTGAGAAGGAGTAGGGGATGGATGAAATTATAAAATACGCGACTATCGGCCTGATGGGGGTCGGTTATTTTTGGATTATCGCAAAATCAGTCGAGTGGTTTCTGGGGCTGATAGCAAGAAAGTGGATCCGGCGCATGATTAAAGACCGCAAGCAGAAAGCAGTAAACGATCTTTACGATGCCTATGACCTCGGTAATATCAAGCAGGGCGGAGATGTCAAAATCGCAATGAAGAGCGGGCTGGTTATTCTCATATACCGTCAGTCAAAGGAGTAGAAGGCTAAATGGAAGCAGAATTTCTCTTCCACGAAACGACCAAAGATGCAGCCTGGCAACACCTCAAAGAAGCACTCGCAACAAACAAACCCCACCGAGTAATCATCAAGCCCTGGAAATCTACCCGCTCACTGCCACAAAACCGCCTCTTTCATCAGTGGTGCGGCGAGATAAGCAAGTATCTGTGTGACAACGGCTCTAAATTCACGCCTGAGACAGTCAAGGAAATGCTTAAGCATACATTCCTGGGCTACGAGGTCACTGAAATGATAGACGCCACCACGCAGCATACAGAGCGCGTAAGGACTATGAGAAAAACATCAAAGTTAGACACCGGGGAAATGTTCCACTTCATGGGGCAGGTTGAGCGCTGGGCTACAGGCATCGGTTGTTTAGTGATGATGCCCGAGAATTCGGAGTACATGAAACTCAAAAGGGAGCAGGACGCATGAAGAAATCAAATTTACTTATGGCTCTGGCTGTTGGCTTGTCGGCGAATGGCCTTGCCTGGGCGCTGCGTGATAGCGCAAGAGGTTATCACTATCCCCTGTCACGCAACCGCATTACCGGTCACCGGAAACTGAACCGGCAGGCGCAGAAGCGGAGGAAAGCAAAGTGACAGAAACACAACACATAGCATTTATCGCCAGTCGGGTGTTTGCGGCCAGCGTGTGGTATGGGTCTGAATTTTTGTTACCGACCAGGCGTGCGCTGTATGCGAAAACGCGTGAACTTATAGCGGGTGACAGGGCGCAGGCAATATGTCAGCAGGTGATTGATAAGGAGAACCGAAATCATGGCAAGACAATACCTTCACACCAATGAGCAGAAGCAGGATATGTGCCTGAAAATAATCCGGTCACTTCGCCACCATGACACCTTCACGGTCAAGATGGTTGCGCAGGCCACCGGTCTTGGCAGCATGATAGACGCTAAATTTGTCCGGCTGTTGCAGGATATCGGCAGTGTCCACGCCGTGCGCAGGAAAGGCAGTCAGGTTTATTACGCTTTTGATGACCGTGCGGCATCCAAAGTCAGGGCGCATTTCAGCAGCCTGGCCGAAAAGCCTACACCGGTAGCTAAGGCAAGGATGACGGTAGTCAAGGAGAAGGCATTACGTCCAAAATCCAGAACCCGCCCGTTTGAGCCTGGGTTCGGGTGGTCGTTCATCAATGAAATTGACGCAATGCTGCGGGAGGTGCGCCGTGGAATGCCAACTGTGCAGTAAAGAATTGGCCGACGATGAAACATGGTTGTGCGACCAGTGCGCCAGTGAATGTCCGCATCTGGAGGTTGTTGAGAGGATAAAGGGAGATGGTGATGATCAAACGCATCCTAGGATATCTGAGTAATCCGTTCACTTTGAGCTGGGTGATATTCGTTATTGCACTCGGCATCTATGAATACTGGTGGTGATTATGGCGAATTTACGAAAAGAAGCGCGCGGCAGAGAGTGCCAGATCCGAATTCCGGGAGTGTGTAACGGAAATTCTGAAACGGTGGTGTTGGCTCATTATCGGATGCCTGGATTGTGCGGTACCGGAATTAAGTCACCGGACATTTTTGGCGCATGGTCGTGTAGTGCATGTCATGACGAAATCGACCGGCGTACACGCCTCACCGACGCTGAGTATGCAAAACAGTGTCACCTTGAGGGCGTTATCAGGACTCAGGCGCAGCTGCTGGCAGAGGGGAAAATATCGTCATGAACCAATATCACCTTAAGTTGCCATACCCGCCATCGCTAAACACGTACTGGCGACACGCCAGAGGTCGGCACTACATCGCAGAGAAAGGAACCAGATACCGGCAGCACATCACAGAGTTAATCAGACAGCAAAACCTCGATATCAGCACCACATCCCGCATCAGAATCAGTATCACAGCGAATCCCCCGGACAAACGACAGAGAGACCTCGATAACCTGCCAAAGGCTGTTTTCGATTCGCTCACTCACGCCGGCTTCTGGAAGGACGACAGTCAGATTGATGATATGCGGATCAGGCGCGGTGAAAAGGTTAAAGGCGGCTCGCTTGACGTCACGATATGGGAGATAGGGGATGAAACCTGAAATCACATCGATACCGGAAATGCTGGTTAAGCACCATGGAAATATGACCGCACTGGCCAGAGAGCTGGAAATAAACCGGCATACAGTCAGGAAGTTTCACCGTGATACCCGGTGTGAAATGCACGTTATCTACAACGGCGTGCTGATGACAAAATCCAAGATGAAGGGCAACCAGGGGAAAGAGCAATGAGAGACGAACCTTTTTACCTGTTGGCGCACGTTGCCAATAAAAATGACCTGCGGCGGGTGTGGTGTGGCGCTCGTAAAAACATCTCTGACGGCAAGCGGGTGTGGGTTCGTTACATGCTCATGACGTGGGGTAATGCGTACGGTGGCAATGACTACGGCTCAAGCGAGTGCAGTGTTATTGGTCGCCTGATGATCCGCACTGAGTGGAGTGACACTGAGGGTGAAAGAATCATCAAGGTGGTGAAAGACCTGCATAAAATGGGTTATCGCGGAGATGAGTTATTCAAAAAGTCTCACGAAATACTTAATCCGAAGAAAACAATAAACGACATCATTGCTCTCGCCAAAGAATCAGATGATGCCGCTTTTGTTGAAAAGGTAATGACAGACAGATTTAAAAAAGATAACCCAATCCGTCATGTGGCCATTAAACGGTATTGTGAGCGCAAATACCCGCAAAAGATGGCGCGTGAGCTTACTTTCATGACCGGAATCAGCATCCAGCAAGGAACCAGGCGCATCGAATGGGCAGAGAGACTACTGGAAGAGGAGATGTTTTATGCAATGGAGCGCGAGTTAAAACGAGAGGAGTGTCCTATTTCATAAATATATATTAAAAATGTTGCAAATCGCGAAATTTCAGTGTAGTGTTTGTGATATGCTCCGGCAGTTAAAGGCAAGAGCAGGTAACAGGGTGAAAGAGGCGGCTCCTGTTATCGATACCGCCTAGTTCGTCACTTCGCCGCAGGGCTGGGACTCGAACCGCATCGGCTGAGAGGTCGAAAGAATGCAGAGCTAGGAAGTAAGTAAACGGCGCACATCGGCGGGAAACCGGCCTTGTGTCGAAGCATGCATAACAGCCCTCTCCGGAGGGCTTTTTCATATCTGCAACTTGTAAGAGTTACTTACAGGTTCAACTCTCCGGAATTTCCGGATAGTTCATATTTCAACCACCAAAAGATATTTGGTAGTTCAAAATATCGCAGTTCCATAGTCCTAACAGATAAATATACCAAAGGTCGCCATGTGCGGCCTTTTTTCATATACGCCGCCACAGAATCCTGAACAAACAAACGTAATCAGCGCAGAGATACTGTGCGCGGCACCCTATTAACTAAATCCTCCGGAAGGGGGCGGTATGGCAAAGATGGATGACAAAGACCTGAAAGTCACCGGTACAGCATGGGGTGTCATATTTGCCATATCCCTTTACGGTGGCTTAGCCCGGTACATTATTGACAATAAACGCAACGGCTACCGCTGGAGCTGGCTGGGGGCAATCATGCAGATGATGGTTTCCGGATTCTCCGGCCTGATGGGTGGGCTGCTTTCTGTGGAACTCAATGCTTCGTTTTATTACACGGTATTTGCTGCCGGTATGTGTGGCGCTATGGGTTCCTTTGCACTGGACTTCTTTTGGTCAAAATTCTCAGGCGGTAAAAAATGAGCAAATTCCGATTCAGTCAGCGAAGCGAGAATAACCTGAATGGTGTTAATTCCGACCTGGTGAAGGTAATTCGCCGCGCGCTGGAGATTACACCGGTAGATTTCATTGTTATTGAAGGTCTGCGCACACAGGCTCGCCAAAAAGAATTGGTTGCGGCTGGTAAATCACAAACAAATAACAGCCGACATCTGACCGGCCATGCAGTAGACATTATTCCGGTTAACACCAAGTGGCAGATTGAAGAATTCAAGCCGCTGCTGAAAGTTGTTAAACAGGCCGCTGATGAGCTGGGTGTAAAGCTCCGGTTCGGCATCAACTGGAAGAATGACCCATCACTGCCGATTGAAACCCGTTTCATTGATGCTCCTCACGTTGAGATTCCGGTATGAGCACCGCAACAAAGATATGGTTCGGCGTTTGCGGAATACTGGCTGTCAGCCTGCTGCTTATCCTGCACCTGTACGGTGGACTGAAAGATAATTATCAGCTGCTGTCCTCTCAGTTTGCTGAGCAGGTCGCCATCAACAAAGACTACAAATTCCGCATTCAGTCACTTCATGAACTCGACACCATGTACACGCAGGAGTTAACCAATGCCAAAACTGAAATTGATAGCCTGCGTGATGCTGTTAAGTCTGGCGCTAAGCGCGTGTACATCAAAGCTGAGTGTCCAAAGGCCGGATCCGATACCACCGAAAGCGGAAGCAATGAAGCCGCCCCACGACTTAGTGAAGCAACTGAACAAGATTATTGGCGTCTCAGAGAAATGATGGCTGAGAACGAAAAGCAGACCCTGTATTTGCAGGACTACATAAAGACTCAGTGCCTGAAATGAAAAAGCGAGGCTAGCCCCGCTTTAACTAATCACCCCACCTTGCGATAAGGGTATCCGGCTTTTTTAATGTGAGCATCAAAATACTGGCCTTTTGATGATGCGTTCATTAATCCGCTGTGAATATGCGGAGGTACACCGGAGTACTGATAAATGCCACTACTATGGAACGCAATTTCCAGCACGTGAGTAGCAGGGTCATAACCAACTGAACGAAGGTTTGAAGATGAAACAGGAACACGATTCAATTTCTAAATCTCCTATCATCGGGAAAAGTCCCGAAGAGATAGTAGAGTATTTCAACAAATATAACTTCGTGGACGATCACGGACACCGCCTTGAGTTTTGTCAGGACTTCATCGACTTAATCCGGGCGGCAACAACGCCTCGCTAAATAGCGGGGCTTTTTTTACGAATAACCCCGACAAGGTTAGATAGCTCTTCTCTGATAGGAGGTGATCACTATCTTGACATGCCGGAACAGACGGAAGTGACCAAAGTAACGTAGTGATGCGTGATGATGGTTGCGAATTTATGGAGCGGAAACACTTTTCTGTTTGTAGTAATATCAGGGAAACCATAATACAAGGAATGAACAATGAAGCGATTTAATGACGAAGTGTATGGCATCCTTAACGCAGCAGAAGCTCACGGTATGATTGGCGACTCTGCTACAGCAAACAAAATATTGGCCGCAGCCAAAAAGTATTATCAGTCCGGTAGCGAGTCAGACAAAAAAGAAATTGAGGAGAAGCTAATCGCACTGGGGAAAGAGCCCGGCATTGTCCTCCCTGTGAATTACATGCAATTCGTTAAGTAACAGACATCAATTTCAGGAACCCGCCAAGCGCGGGTTTTTTATTGTCTGCATTTTATAAAACTCCACAAACGTCGCTTACGAGTGGCGTTGATAGAGATTTATATATGTTTTCGCCTTCGGTGGTATCGGTGTACCACGGAGAAATACAAAACGAACCAGAGGAATATTCTAAATGGCCGCACCGAAAGGAAATAAACATGCGGCTGGTAACAAAGGCAAGCCGTCATCTTACCAGCCTGAATACGCAGAGCAGGCGAGAAAGTTGTGCTTGCTTGGCGCTACCGATAAAGAATTGGCTGATTTCTTCAATGTGTCAGAAGCAACAATTAACCGCTGGAAAAATGAATTTGTAGAGTTTTGCGAGTCCATAAAAAAGGGTAAATACCTGGCTGATGCTGATGTCGCTGAAAGGCTATTTAACCGCGCCTGTGGTTATGTCGCGCCTGATGTTGATATCAAGGTCATTGATAGCCAGATAGTCAAAACTAATTTCCTGAAGCATTACCCGCCAGACACAACAGCAGCCATCTTCTGGCTGAAGAACCGGCAGAAAAATAAATGGAGAGACAAACAGGAGATTGACCTCAGTTCTCCTGATGGCTCTATGTCACCAAGGGGGCTTAACGATTTCTATGCAGACATTAAGTCCAAGCCTGAATCCGGCTCTGCGTCCATTCTGGACGACTCAGGCGAGGAATAAGGTTCTGTACGGCGGACGCACATCATCAAAATCATGGGATGCCGCCGGGTTCGCTATATTCCTTGCTGATAACTATAAGCTGCGATTTCTTTGCACCAGGCAGATACAGAACAAAATCGAAGAGTCTGTGTATGCGCTTTTGAAGATACAGATAGAGCGATTTAACCTCCGTCACCGTTTTCGGGTTCTGGATAACAAGATCATCAATAAAGCCACCGGCAGTGAGTTTATGTTTTACGGTCTGTGGCGACACATTGACGAAATTAAATCACTAGAAAGTATTGATGTTCTGTGGAACGAGGAGGCGCATGCACTGACAGAGCCACAATGGGAGGTGTTAGAGCCGACCATTCGTAAGGAGGGCTCGGAGTGCTGGTTCATATTCAACCCTGGTCTTGTAACAGATTTTGTGTGGCGTAACTTTGTTGCCAACCCGCCGCCAGACACAATAGTACGGCGCATCAACTACGACGAAAACCCATTTCTGAGTAACACGATTAAATCGGTTATTGCTGCTGCGAAAGCGCGTGACCCGGAAACATTCGAGCATATCTATCTCGGGGTGCCGAAAAGCGATGACGATACCGCTGTTATTAAGCTGTCATGGATTGAGGCTGCTATTGACGCTCACAAGACTATCGGCTTTGAGCCATCGGGGCGGAAACGGATTGGTTTCGATATTGCTGACGATGGTGATGATCGGTGTGCAACAGTGTTCTCTCATGGCTCTGTTGCTTTATGGTCTGATGAGTGGAAAGGGAAAGAAGATGAACTGCTAACCAGCTGCTCACGAACTTACCAGGAGGCGAGAGTCCGGGAGTCAGAAATTATTTATGACAGCATCGGTGTTGGTGCTTCTGCCGGTAGTAAGTTTAAAGAGCTTAATGCCGAGCATAAAGCTGGGGTTATGTATCATAAGTTTAATGCGGGTGCTGCAGTGATGAATCCGGACAGGGATTACCAGCCGAAAGTGAAGAATAAAGATTTTTTCTCCAACCTGAAAGCACAGGCGTGGTGGACGGTCGCAGACCGGTTCAGAAATACTTATTCGGTTATCAATGCCATAAAAAACGACAAAGAGCCGGAGAAGTTCAAAGACGATGAGCTGATAAGCATATCCTCCGACATGCCATATCTCGAAAAACTTAAGTTTGAACTAGCGATCCCCCGTCGTGACTTTGATAACAACGGGCGAGTAAAAGTTGAGGGTAAAAAAGACCTCGCCAAGCGTGACATAAAATCACCTAACATCGCCGACGCATTCATTATGTCGTTCTCCAATGTTCGCGGCGGGATCAAAATCAACCCCGCAGCACTTGCAGGTATCTGATGAAATTATTCAAATGGAAAAAGCGCCTGTCCAAGCGAGAGGCGGAGCTTGCTATTGAGCAGGAAAAGACAAGGCAACTTGAGCTTGAAGCAAAGAAAATAGCTTCACAGACCAGGCTGATGCAGATGCTGGTCACTGAAGATGCAAAAAAGCTGCAACCGGTTCAGTTGGAAGCCCCGAAGTTATATCCGGGAGTTGTTCCTGATGGCGAGAAGCCTGCTGTAGCGATGGACAGTGAATGCGCTCAAGGGGCATATCAATACGTTGGGGCTGATGCTGGATTTTACCCCGGATTTCTCGGCTACCCGATGCTGGCCGTTATGTCCCAATCCAGCGATTACCGGTGTGTGCCTGAAACTACCGCGAAGGAAATGACCCGTGAATGGGGCAAGATCAAGGCTCGTGATACCAGCGATGAGTCTGGCGATAAATCAGATGTTGTCGCGCAACTAAATCAGGCGTTGGAAGACTTTAATATCCGCGATCTGTTCCGCCGACATATCGAAAACGAAATGATATTTGGGCGGTCGCAGCTCTATATCGATATCAAGGGACAGGAAGATAAGCGCCATTTACCGCTTCTGGTAAACGACAAAGGTGTGCCGAAAAATTGCCTCAATGGCTTTTCTGTTATCGAGCCGATCTGGTCAACACCAAGCATGTATAACTCGACAGACCCGACCGCTGCGGATTTCTTCGTGCCGACAGAGTGGTTTGTTCTTGGTAAGCAAACACACGCAGACAGGCTGTTGACCCTGATTATGCGACCGGTCAGCGATATTCTGAAACCGGCGTACAACTTCAGCGGCTTGTCCATGCTTCAGCTCATGAAGCCGTATGTCGAGCGCTGGCAGAGGACAACGGATTCAATAAGTGATCTGATTAAGTCGTTTTCGTTTACCGGTCTCGCAACTGATATGCAGGACATCCTGTCTGGCGGCAGCGGGGCAAGCATGGTTCTGCGGGCGAAACTATTCTCCCAGCTTCGCGATAGTCGCGGACTGATGCTGACAGATAAGGAAAAAGAGGAATTTTTTCAGTTCAACACCCCGCTTTCTGGTCTGGATGCATTGCAGCGTCAGGCACAGGAGCAGATGTCCGCACCAAGCCATACCCCGATGGTTAAGCTGCTGGGCATTACCCCGAATGGCCTGAACGCAAACAGTGATGGCGAAATCCGTGTTTACTACGATTACATCTCATCGTTGCAGGAGGCGCACTTGTTGCCTCAGTTGAAGGTGATAGTCGATATCATTCAGCTTCATCTGTTCGGGAAGATTCACGACGGTATTTATTTTGAGTTCACGCCGCTTTACCAACTGGATGAGAAAGAGACAGCAGAAGTAAGCCGAACCAATGCAGAGACGGCGGAAAAACTGTTTAACATGGGGGCGGTATCGGGCGAGGAAGTCCGGAAAACGCTGGCATCTGACGAATCAAGTAAATTCAGCGGAATTAACCCTGATGAAGTAATAACCCCGCCATTCGGAGTGCCGGACTATGAAAGCAATAGCGAGGAAGAAACCGAGTGATGCGGTGATGCCTGAAATTAAGCCCTCAGCAGCCATTGAGGGCGAGTATTACAGGCTGCTAATGGGAATCATCAGAGATATCAGAAAAGAGCTTGATGATGCTCTGGTGAGCGATTATCGCGATAAAGCGAAGCGCGAGTTAGCCAACGATGGAATCTCCGACTGGATAGCTCACGTTGCTGATTATCTGCTCGATAAGTGGAACCGAAAACTGGACGGTCTTGGCAAAGAGATAGCGAAGTTATTCGTTGATAAAACAGTGACGAATTATGACGCACGATTAACCAGCCAGCTCCGGCGCAGGGGCTTCACCGTCAGGATGCAAAACAGTGAAAAAACACTGGATGCGCTGAGGGCGGCAATGGGTGAGAACGTCGGTCTGATTAAGTCCATCGGGACGGAATATCTGAGCAAAGTTCAGATGCATGTCTGGCAGTCTGTCACCGGCGGGTATGACCTGAAAACACTGACGGATAACCTGCAACATGATTTCCACATTGCCAGAAACAGGGCTGCACTGATTGCGCGTGACCAGGCTAACAAAGCACACGCAGTTATTGAGCAGGCGCGGCGCAAAGAGCTTGGCATCAAAGAAGCCATCTGGATTCACTCTCACGCCGGTAAGCAGCCGCGAGAATCTCACGTGAAGGCACACGGTAAGAAATTCGATATCGATAAAGGTATGTATATCGATGGCGAGTGGATATTGCCCGGTGAGAAAATAAATTGCCGGTGCGGCAGCAAGGCTATCCTTCCATTTTAAACAGAGGGGTTTTTCATGGCGAATAAATGCCTGGTAGCAGAGTATACAGTCCGGCATGAATGGATTGGTGAAAGGAAATGTGAGTACCAGCAACCGCTCCCGGAAAGCTCCGATCCTGACACTGTATTCTCGGGCGGAGCTTACCTTGAAATCAAGGAGGCCATCGAGAAGAAAGAAAAGCGAAAGGTTTGCATTATTTCGCTACGCATTGAATCTGATGAAAACCCAGTGAGGGCAGTGGTTGATTTCACATGTAGTGTCGATGGCGGCGTTCATCATGAATCAATGTATTTCGGTAGTGACTGGGGGCTTGGTCGCCATGAAGTTGAGTCGAAAACCTTCCGGGAGTCGGTAAAGTCCCGCCTGGAGGAAGAACGCGGGACAGTCATCAGCATCAACAGCGTTACTGTAGTGGAAGATAAAGAGCCACCTATTTAAATCACAGAGGCAGTCATGGCAATGACAGATCGCCTCGCTTTCGACAGGTCAATGCGGAGTAAAGACGGTAACGGCCACTTAATTGTGGAGCGCACTGTTTTATCCAAAGCAGCAGTAAACCCGTATCGGGGCAAAGAAATTCCGGGATTTGAAAGTCTCGGGCTTGATCCTGAAAAGGTGTATTACCTGTTGCGTGACCCTGCCGAGTTAGAGCGGGCAGCAAAAACTTTCAGTAAAAAGCAGTTACTCATCCGGCACGTTCCCGTCGATTCAGACGAACCGCAAAAAGAAGACACTATCGGCACCATCGGCTCAGATATCACATTTGAGAGCGGGATGCTGTACGGCGATCTGTGTGTGTGGGACGGGTATGCAATTGACCTGATAGAAAGCGAAAAGATGAAAGAGCTTTCCGCTGGCTATGGGTACACGCCCGACATGACCCCTGGGGAGTATGAAGGGCAACACTATGACGGAGTTATGCGGAATATTTTCGGTAACCACGTCGCATTAGTCGAGCGCGGCAGAATCGGGCGAGACGCAATCATTTCAGACCATCAGACAGTCGATTTGGAGACAGAGATGAAATTAAAGAAAGGCGCGCTTCCCGAAGTGGCTGCGCAGATTAAAAAGGCGCTGGGGATGGATGCTGATATTCCTGAAAACCAGCTCCACGCAATCCTCACTGCTGTAAAGCTCGGCATGGATGTGTCACCGGAAGATCTGGTTGGCGCGAAGGACGAAGATGACGGCAAAAAAGCGGATGCGGAACGCAAGAAGCTTGAAGAAACAGACCGTGATGATCGTGACGCAAAAGCTGAAGATGAAGACGACAAAAAATCTGAGGACGAGGACGATAAAAAGGCCGAAGACGAAGATGATAAAGACACCAAAAAAGCCATGGATGCCGCACTGTCAGCAACCAAAAACGACACCATTAAGCAGATGACTGCCATGTTCAGCGCTGCGCGTGACGTAGAGCCGTTGGTTGGAGTTATCGCAATGGATGGCTTCACCAGTGCTGATGACGTTTATAAATACGCACTGAAACAGAAAGGCATCGCTTGTGACGGCGTGACCGGTGTGGGACTTGCATCAATGGTGAAGATGGCAAAAGACACAGCATCCACCGCAAAACCAAAGGTAGCCATGGACGCAGACGCATTTGCGGATGAGCCGCTGGTTTCCCGCTTCAAACAGGCTTAAGAGGAACAATCATGGGTTTTCAAACCAAAATGAATAATGATCTGCCACTTGGTGTGGCTGGTGACTTCGCTTCTGCTAACCCGCGCTTTTCAATGCTGGCCGGTGAGGGGCAACTGAAATCTGGTGCTGACGGGGTAACGGTAGGTCTGTTTGCGTGGGCTGATGAAAAAGGCCTGGTATCAAACAAAAAGACAGCCGGTGCGCTTATCGGGTTTGTTCACCGCAACAACCAGGCACTTATTGCTCAGTACGGCGCAGAGGCAACAATGCTCGTACCAGCTGGGAGAGAAATCACGCTGATGACAGGCGGAGATTACTTCGTTGAGTTGGAAGCGGGCGGAACACGCGGCCAGTTTATTGTCGCAGACGTTGCGACAGGGAAAGCAAAAGCGGTGGATACCATCAATCCCGAAGATGCGACTGTTGAAGCTACCCCGTACCGTGTGGCAAAAACTGTCACTTCCGGCCTCACTAAAATGTCAAGCTCACTGTAAGGAAATAATATGCCATTAAATTTAAATGCGCTTGAGCAACGCGCCGGGATTGTGTTTGCTACCGGATATAACACTCAGGAGCTTACCCCGCTGGCGAAAAGCATGGCAATGGACAGTGAGTTAGTCACTGCGCCGAACGCCGGTATTTTGTCACTGTTCACAACTTACGTTGATCCTAAGCTGATTGAGGTTCTGGTAACCCCAATGCGTATGGCCGAAATCTTCGGTGAAACGAAGAAAGGCGACTGGACAACACAAACCGCGCATTTCCCGGTAATTGAATCTACCGGTGAAGTGTCCAGCTACGGCGACTACAGCAATAACGGTCAGGCCGGTGTCAACGTCAACTGGCCTATGCGTCAGCCATATCACTACCAGGTGGTTATTCAGGTAGGCGAAAAAGAAATGGCAATGGCCGGAGCTGCTAAAATCGACTGGGCATCCCGCAAGCAGATCGCCGCCGCTCTCACCCTGAATAAGTTCCAGAATAAATCGTATATCTTCGGTATTGACGGGCTTGAGAACGAAGGCATCCTGAACTACAAATATGCTCTGCCGAACGTCACCTCCACGCCATGGGAAGCGATGGACGGGCAGGGGGTTTATGACTCCATTCAGGGCAAGCTGTATGCGGAACTCATTAAGCAGACAGAAGGCCATGTTGATGCGTCATCTCCGATGGAGCTGTTACTTTCGCCAAAAAACGAAGTTAACCTGCATAAAACAAACCAGTACAACGTCAACGTGTACGACCAGCTGAATAAAAACTTCCCTAACCTGAAAATCCGCAGCATTCCGGAGTTTTCAACTCAGGCTGGTGAAATTGTTAAGCTGATTGTCCGTGAATACGAAGGCCAGGAAACATTAGACCTGAGCTTTACTGAGAAAATGCGCGTTCACGCCATGATCCCCGAGCTGTCATCATGGAAGCAGAAACGCTCTCAGGGCACGTTCGGCTGCGTGGTTTACCGCCCGCTGTTCATTGCATCAATGCTGGTTTCTTAATCACATCCCTCGTTGTTAATCACTGCCACCTTCGGGTGGCTTTTTTATAGGTGGAATTTATGTCTGAAGTAACAGTTGCCTGCAAACTGGCGAATGGCCTGTATCTGGATGTTGGTGAAAAACGTGAAGTGGTTAAGGGTTTCGCAAACGGCATTACCGATGAGAACGGCTTCGGTCTGACTCATGGTGTGGATAAAGCACACTGGGATGCATGGTTTGAAGAAAACAAAGACCGCGATCTGGTGAAAAACGGGCTGATTTTTGCTCACGAAAAAGTGAAGGATTCCAAGGCTGAATCGAAAGAAAAAGCAGCGCAAAAATCCGGCACGGAAAAAATGAAACAGAATACTGAAGGCGTGAAAACCGCCGAGGAATAAGGTGGGGTATGAACCGCAGTCTGATGGAGTATCGCAGTCAGCAGGCGAAAGGCAGTGATGACGGAGTTGTTGTTTTTGATGTTGATAAATTCCGCGAGGCTTACCCATCTGCAAAAGGCACGGATACTCAACTGAACAACGCTTTCATTAAAGCCGGAATGCTGCTGCGGAATGACAAGCATAGCTGCGTCAGTAATCTGGCTGAGCGGGAAATGCTGCTGTTTCTGCTGGTCGCTCACATGGACATGCTCCAGTCAAATATTGACGAGGGTAACAGTGCAGTAGGCCGGGCATCCAGTGCAAGCGAAGGCAGTGTGTCAGTGTCGCTTGACTACGGCACCGCAACAAATGGTGAAAAGTGGTACACGCAAACACCATTCGGTGCTGAATACTGGGCTCTGACAAGTCGGTACAGGTCATTTCTGTACACGCTGGGTGTTGCCCCGATGCCAGTGTGGAGAGGTGGTTACTATGGCTAAAAGCAAGCTTGAGGAAGCGCTGGAGAAGTACATGTCAGGCACTGCCGTAACGCTGCGCGCCGGTATTCTTGAGGAAGCAAAGTATCCGGATGGTACTCAGGTTGCTCAGGTTGGTTACATCCAGGAATACGGAGCGCCGGAGGCAAAAATACCACCTCGTCCATTTTTCAGGGCGGTCATAAATGAAGGAAAGCAGGCGTGGCCTGCAATTCTCGCATCTGGTGTTGAACATTATCAGGGGGACGTTAAATCAGCGCTTGCCTTGCTGGGTGAGCAAATTGTTGGTGAACTTTCTCAGTCGGTTCGTGACTGGAATTCTCCGCCAAACGCACCTGCGACTATCGCCAAGAAAGGCTTCAACAAGCCACTGATTGATACCGGTCAGATGGCTAATTCATTCAGCTATGAGGTGACAGATGATTAAAGTCCGCGCCCTCGCAAATACCGCAATCCAGTGTGTAAATAAAAACCTTCCTGCTGTGCTGATGGCTAACGACGGATACGAGACTGATGAGTCCGGATCTACCACGCCGAAGTTTACCAGTCACGACATTTTCGTTCAGTTACAAAGCCTGAGCACACAAGACCTTGAACACCTCGGGGTTATCAACCAGCAGGGGCAGTTTATTTACGGCTACGCGCGCGGACAGATCTCCGCATTGCGCCGAGCCAAAAAGCAGGGCGCGGACAAACTCCGGTTCCGGGCATACGGTGAAGACGAAGAATCTGAATGGCTTGTCACTCAGGTTATTGAGTCCTATCCGTCATGGGTGAAGGTGCTGCTATGGCGACAATAAGCGTAACCGAGCGCGACATCTTTACCGAATTGCGCCGGTATCTGACTGAGTTATTCAGCTGCCCTGTGGCTCAGGGGTATCAGAACAACGTCCCGATTCCTGAAAATGGCATCGTTATGCACATGCTGTTTGAGCGTGATCTGGATTATACGGCTGATTACTGGAATCCGGCGGATGAGCAGATGACGGCGCAGCGATCTGTTGAGGCTACGTTTCAGCTTGATTTTTACGGATCGGAAGCAAACAGCCGGGCGCGTGTTGTAGCCAACCTGTGGAAGTCCTCCTACACCACAGACAGGATGACAAAGTGCCAGCCTCTGGACAACGGTCAGCCGAGAAAGGACGTGCTTGTTAACCAGGCGAATCAGTACGAAAACAGGATGATGCTGGACATCACTCTGCAATATAACCCCGAAACCTCCTATCACGTCGATAGTGTCGACGAAATATCCATTACCACTACCAATATCTAAGGTAAAAATATGCAATCAATTCCGGCAAGCAAGATTGTCAGTATCCTGCCCGGTGTCGTCGGCACTGGCGGTAATCCACTGGCGCTTAATGCGCTGTTTATCACAAAGAAACAACCCGAGGCCATGCTGGGCGTGAAAGCATTCGGCTCTGCTGATCTGGTTGGTGAAGTGTTTGGCATCAGCTCCAAAGAGTACGAAGCGGCTCAGGTTTATTTTAAGGGCTTTGATAACTGCACAGTACTGCCTGACACACTCTATATCGCGTCTATGGTAACAGCTGCACAATCTGCCAAACTGGTCGGTGCAAAAGTCCCTACGCGCCCACAGAGCGATTTTAACCCGTTGCCACAGGGTCTGGCGCTGACCATTGATGGGAAACCGGTATCAGTCACCATTGAGGGTGATGTTAACAGCTATTCCTCTCTGGCCGCAGCGGTTGCTACGTCACTGGGTGAGGCCGGAACATGCAAATATGACACCGGCGCAAAAGTGTTTGTCATTGAGGGCGCAACAAAAGGTGCTGTTGGATCAATCACTGCGGCTGAGGGTGAGCTTGCTGAGTTCATGGGGCTGACTGAAGCTGACGGTGCTCAGGCAAACAACGGCATTAATGCCGACACCATTGAAGAACTGCTGCCGCGCATCACCAAAGAAACCACTAATTTTGTGTCAATCATGGCGATTGATTTTACGGCAGATGAGAAGCTCGCAATTTCCCGCTGGGTGGCAATGCAGAATGATCGCTACCTGCATGTTCTGTGTCAGACCGATAACACCAATGGTGAACTGGAAACTATCAGCAGCGCCATCAAAGAATCTGATATCGGCGGCACCTGTCTGTTTTACGGCAATCATAAACATGGCGCATTTATCTGCGGGTATGCTGCCAGCCTGAATTTCGATGAACTAAACGGGCGTACTAATCTGGCGTTCCGCAGCCAGGAAGGGCTTACCCCGTCCGTAACCGATGATGCCACTGCCGACAACCTGATGGCGATGGGCTTTAATTTCTACGGCGCTTACGCCACTGCAAACGACCGCTTTATTTTCGCTTATCCGGGCTCTGTATCAGGCAAGTTTAAGTGGATGGACAGCTATGTCATTCAGGTGTTCTTCAACAGCCAGTTGCAGCTTGCCCTGATGACAATGCTGAAGAACTTCAAAAATATTCCGTACAACGATTCCGGACGTGCCATTCACCGAGCAGCTGTGTCTGATCCGGTATTCCAGATACTTAACTTCGGTGGTATTCAGCCGGGTGTTGACCTGTCAGAGCAGCAGAAAAAGCAGATTAACATCGAAGCCGGGTTTGATGCGGCCGCACAACTCAACACAGCAGGCTGGTGCCTGAAAATTGAGAAGACACCGGCGCAGACACGCGGACTGCGTAAATCCATGCCGCTGAAACTCTGGTATGCCGACGGCGGCAGCGTCCAGCAGGTCAATCTGCCTTCAATCAACGTTCAGTAAGGGAGTAACACACTATGCCTATGGGTCATAACCCTAAAACAATTACCTCCGCTAATGCGGTGTTAATGCTGCGTTGTGAAGGCGTTTACGACGACTATATCCGCATTCAGGGCTTCCAGGCAGATAACGCGTGGGAGTTCGGCGAGGCGAATATCGGTGAAACACGCATGGGGGTCGACGGTAAACAGTCCATCGGCTACACCCCGCATGAAACACCGTGGACGCTGTACCTTGAAGCCAACAGCGTATCGACACAGGTGATGGAGAATATCCGCAAAGACTTCAACAGCAACATGGAAACCCGATTTATTGAGATTATCGTGGAAATGCCGTCAATCGGTAAGCGGTATCAGGGTAAGGGCGGAATGACGACAATGACCGGCGGTGCAAGCGGTAAGAAACTACTCGATGGCACCAGCTACAACTTCAACATGGTATTCGAAGGGGCTGAGGAAATCTGATGGCACTGAACAGCAAAACAATCACTATCGAAAAAGGCCGTGACGCCGGGAAGATGTTTGTCGTTACTGAAATGCCGGTAACCAAGGCGGATAACTGGGCGATGAGAGCGATGTTCGCGCTGGCTAATGCCGGCATTGATATCGGTGATGTCAGCCCGTCAATGGGGATGATGGGTATCGGCCAGGTGGCGATTAAAGCCCTTGCCAATATCCGCGCTGAAGTCGGCATCCCGCTGCTGAATGAGCTGCTGGACTGTGCGCAGATTGTTCCGTCCGGCGGCAATGCACGGCAAATCGAAGTTGATACCGATATTCAGGATATCACCACGCTGCTGCTGCTTCGTAAAGAGGCGCTGCTCATCCATATCGGTTTTTTAATGCAAGGCGGTGGGTCAGATTTGAGCAGCTAAAAGCTGGTCTGCCGCTGAAGAAAGGAGTCCTGGCTGAACCGGTGAATGTCTCCGTTATCGTAAAGGATGTGGTCGAGTCCGGTTATGCCACGTACACGGAGCTTTCAACGGTGCTGGGGCTTGAGGACGCGATGAATCTGCTCGAGATCCATCAGGTGAACGAGTACAACAAGCGTCTTATTGAAGAGATACAGAAAGATAACAGGCCGTAAGGCCTTTTTTTATGGGGCAAATATGGCGACGATAATTGACGCGCTGGTTGTGACGCTGAAGCTTGATAATCGCGGATTCAGCAATGAAGTGAAAAAAGCGACCGCAGAGAATGACCGGCTGTCGGCAGCAATCGACAATGTCAGTGATTCGTCTGCCGACCTCACTATCACCATCAAAAACCAGGCTGACGAAACCAAAAAGGCAGCGAAGAAGCAGGACGACTTCACGAAGTCCATCAACAATGGCATCAAAGCAATAGGTGCTTTATTCGCAACAATCATGGCATCGTCAGGCCTGTCAAAACTCATCTCTGAGATACAGAAAAGCAATGACCAGCTTTATTTCCTGAGTAAAAACCTCGGCATGAGCGCCACTGAGATTAAAAAGTGGCAGAACATGGCGGAGATGTCCGGCGGCTCCGCTGATGGTATGGCGGCGAGTATGTCCAACCTCAGCAAATCGCTGTGGGATTTGGTCACTATCGGTGATTCCTCGGTGCTGCCGTACTTCAATGCGCTGAATGTCGGCGTGGTGGATTCCGGCGGTAAGCTGCGCGACCTCGACGCTATCCTGCTTGATGTGGCAGACAGTCTTTCCGGTATGTCCCGACCGCAGGCGTACAACATTGCGAAAAACATGGGCTTTGACGAGGGCACGATTAACACCCTGCTGCAAGGCCGTGACGCAATGCAGGAAATGCTGGACACGCAGCGCGGCCTGGTTATCTCCAGCGAAGAAGAACTGGAAATCAGCCGTCAGCTTAACAAGCAGAATGCACAGGTTCGTCAGGGCTGGGAGGGTCTGAAAACTCTGCTGGCAAACTACCTGATGCCGTCATTCCTGAAGTTTTCAGAAAAAGTATCAGGCTTCCTGATGTTCCTGAATAAGAACCGTGACGCTGCCGTGACGCTGTTTAAGGGAATTGGTATAGCGATAGGCTTGTTCCTCATACCGATGGCACTGAAAGCCGCAACGGCGTTCATGGCCATGTTTGCACCTCTGTTCGGTGGTGTTGGGTTAATCCTGCTGCTCGGACTTGTGCTGGCCGGTCTCTATGATGACTACGAAACGTGGAAGAAAGGCGGGGATTCCCTGTTCGATTACTCCGGGTGGGAAGAAAACATAGAGATGGTACTTACTGCCCTGAAAGACCTGAAAGAGTGGTTCAAAGACACAACAATCGGCAAGTGGTTCACAGATCAGGACGGCAACCTTGAAACATGGAAAGTTGGGTTGGGTGCTTTCGGCCTGTGGTTTGCCGGTAAGTGGGTTGTCGGGATTACCGCTGGATTGCTGAAAATCGGTGCCGGATTTGCTGCAATGTTCGGCTGGCCAGGTCTATTGGTCGCCGGACTGATAACGGCGCTCGGATTATGGCAACTGAAGCTGAACGAGCTGGATTTATCCCCATTAATGACGGCTGCGGCAGAGGCAAAGATTAAATTCGATGACCTCACCAAGAGCATCAATATGTTCCGCGATGCCAAAAACGGAATTGATAAAGTTCAGGCTGGTATTCGTGCTGGTAGTGAGATCATCCCGGGCGGTAGCCTAGCTAAGTTGGCAATTGATAATAAAATTGTCGACAAAGTGACCGGCAAAGTCAAAAAAGATGGGTTACTAAAGTCACTTAATGACGCTGCGGTTGGGGCTTATTCTTACCTTGCAAGCGGGAAATCATCCAACTCCTCTGGTTTTACTGCGACTGGGGTTGAGGTTCCAAACCAAGATAAACGCATCTACAAGACCACTAATGGTGATGTCATCAGAGAGGGAGGGTCAAGGGCTTGGCGCAACAACAACCCGAGCAATATGATATGGGGGGAAGGTGCCAAAAAATTAGGTGCGATTGGGCATGATTTTAATGCTCAGGGTCACGTCATGGCGATATTTCCGGACAAAGAAACTGGGGATAAAGCCAGGGAGTGGATGCTGTTTGAAAGTAACTGGGCTAAGCAGCTTGCCACTAAAAGTGACTACGGCGCTGGGCTTGGATATAGGGACAAAACTCTGTCCCAAGCACTGGCGAGCCACTCCCCGCCAGAGGCGGCAAATGATACCGCTGCATATATCCGAGACGCATTGGCTGCGGTTGGCGGAAAAGATAAACGCATGGGCGATTACACAAGCGATGAGCGTAGGGCGATACTCGACATCATTGATAAAAAAGAAGGTTGGGGTGTTGGTAAAGAATATGCTGCTAATTCTCCCAAAAATATTAATGCAGAGAGGTTGCTTGAAAATATCGTCGCCTTTAACCAGCAGATCTCGCAGCCGCTAACGCCAAATGCAATGCCCGGCATTCAGCAAACAATGGCAAATTCGCAGGCGCTACAATCAGGCTCTAAATCGGTCACGTATAACATTGATTCAAAAGTTGAAAACTTAAATGTGAATACCTCGGCGTCAACAATAAGTGGTACGGTTACTGATGCTCGTGATGCGTGGAGGAGTGACCTGTTCCAGACGATCACCCCGATGAGCTGATTTGCTTTGTTTTGCAATAACTAGGTGGCACAATGTACTGAAACAATTCAAAGGGAGCTTCTCATGTTTAAGTACATTTGTGCTTTATCTGTTCTTCTTTCTGGATATTCGTTTTCAGCGGTAAACAATAATGACATGGGGTTATACAGAGATAACAATTACAATGTGTTAGCTTTGGCTGGCGGATATAATTGCGGTGTTTATTCGTTACCCAAGAATATTGAAAATATTGATGATTACAATAATGTTAGGATTGGATCTGCAACGGTAGAAATAACCCCATACAGCGGGGATAACAGCGTCATGGTTAACGTCAACCTTGATACCGGCGTGACAGTAACCTCTCCGCGACTTCCTGTTGTAAACAAAAGCTCCACTGGCACTATTTATGCTGTAAAAAATGAAGATCTGTTCTTCATGTATGGCGCAACTGAGTCGGAAGGAATTGGTGTTTTTATTCAGGATGAAAGGAAAGGCAGCGAGAAAAGTTTGCGCATCGCTGGGTGTAAGTATGCTGACAATAAAGCCCCATAGGGGCTTTTATTTACCGAACTTATCTCTGAATCTGGCCGTGCTGATTTTGCGCTCCATCTGAGAGCTGCAATTCGGGCAGAGGTGCATCTTTTTGCCGCTTATCTTCCATGTGGTATATTTTTTCTTAAATCTCTGACGGCAAACACTACACTTCTTTGGTTTGAATATGTCATTTAAAATTGCGGCAGCAACAAGCGCCGCAACGATCCATCCCCAATCCATTTTGAGCCTCGCAAAGTATTAATATTTTTATAGTTTAGTTTTATTGTCAGATAGTGTTTTTATACTCTTATGAAGAGAATCTACTGCCTTTTCGGTGAATTTACTAACCTGATCCTGTATGAGTTCAGACAGCATATTGTTTAGCGTTTCTCGGTCTTCTTCATCAATAATTCCCTGAGTTATCAAATCATCAGGAACAAGATTCTGTGGAATTGCCACACCAGATAAAGCGATTTCTATCAATGTTATCGCCTCGGCATTTATAGTTCTATTGTTGATTTTCGCTGATTTTTCAATCCGATCTTTTAATTCTTGCGTCATGCGAATATTCAACTGAACGTCTTTCTTTGCCATATATCACCGCCTGAAATTTAAACTGTTGACATGCTATCATTTGATAGCTATGCTGACAATGTTAGTAAATGATACACATTGATAGCTGAGGTAATAATGAACAAAGAAGAGAAACGCCAAAAACTGCTTCGCACACCGGAAAGCCTTGTCTTAAAAATTAAGAAAGCTGCCGCACGGAGCAAGCGTAGTGAAAACCAAGAAATGTTAATGCGTCTGGAAATGTCGTTTGACGAGCGCGTAGAGAAGGTGATGAGAGAATGCCTGTAAACAAAAAGACCCCAGTTGCGCTAACAACTGAGGCCGGTTGCCAAGTACACCCATCGAAAGGAATAAATGACATGAACAGTGTAGCGAAAACAGACTTAACTTTCCAGAACTTCACGTTTAACCCGGTTACTGAAAATGGTCAGGTATGGCTGACTTCTACTGAAATAGCGAAAGTGCTTGGTTACAGTAGAACAGATGCTATCAGCAAGATTTATTCACGCAATCAGGACGAATTTTCAAGCACTATGTCAATGACCGTCAATATGACGTTCAACGGGATTAACAACAGCTTACGTAACAAAGCGGTCAGAGTTTACTCACTGCGCGGCGCTCACTTGATTGCTATGTTCGCATCAACGCCGGTCGCCAAACAATTTCGTAAATGGGTGCTGGATATTCTGGATCGCGAAGTGGCAGTTAATGGGCTGGATGAGCATCTTCTGTTACGGAATCTCACCACAGCCTATAAGCACATTAAACGCATCAACGAAATATGGGGCGGCATGTTATCGCCATCGTTGCGCAGACTGAATATGAAGGTTGATTATGAAATGACAGGGCGCTTAAAGGACGTGCAAGGCCCGTTGTTTAGTTCTTTGAAACACATGGAGTGGTATTCAAAAGCGAGGTTAACACATTGACAGGCACTAAAACAGAAAAGCCAACAGGTGCGAACTGTTGGCAATTCCCAAACTTAACCATGATGGAGAAGTTTCATGAGTCAAATTACATTAGCAAACAATAATGCAGTTGTCACGCAAAGTCGCTTTACGGTTCCTGAAGTCTACTACCGTGATCAGAAGGTAATCACTACTGAATCACTGGCAGTGGGGTACGGAGCGGAAGTAAAAAATATTCAAAATAACTTTATCAGAAATGATGGTCGCTTTGTCGAGGGTAAGCATTACTTTATTGTGCAGGGTGATGAATTAAAAGAGTTAAAGAACTTACCATCTTTAAGAGGGTTAGTTGATAAACGAACACCTAAATTAACACTCTGGACTGAGCGCGGCGCATCACGTCACGCCAAAATGCTGGAAACAGATCAGGCATGGGACTACTTCGAGTTGCTGGAAGAAACCTACTTCAATTCCCGCAGAAAGAACGTAGATCTGATAAGTAAAAAAGACCTGGCCTTGATGGTGATTCAGGCGGAGGAAGAAAAAGAAATTGCATACGCCCAGCGTGACCAGGCGATAGAAACAAAAGCGTGGATTAGCCGCCGCCGTGAAGCCACAGCAATGGCTACGGCATCGGTAGCTGTGCGTGAAAAGAATGCTCTCGCCGCGAAGCTTGGTGCCTGCAAAAAACACGCTACGGTTTTGGCGGTTGAGAATATGACCGAAACAAAATTCAAATGGCATCCGCTCAAGAAATGGTGTGCCGACAATGGAGCAGAGGTTCTATCTGTTCCTGATGAACGCTACGGAAAAGCGAACTCCTATCCGGCTGCGGCATGGAAAGCGGTTCACAATGTGAATATTGCAAAATTGTTCTGACACCCACAGGCCACGGACGGCCTATGGATCACGGTGTTAACTTACTGATATTAAATCAATTAATAGCAAAGATAAGCCCAAAAACAGCGTTTTAGATCTCACGATTTAATAAGTTTAAAAATATCAAGCACATACGCCTCTTTGTTGAGGCTTTCGTCGTTGGAGCAAACCATGTTCGGACTACCGGAAATCCCCAACTGGAAGGGTATTCCAGACGCTGCGTTAGATGCCGGAATCAGCTTCGGCGGTGCAACACTCATCAACAAACTGTTCGGTAACTATTGGGGGATATTCAATCAGTACGGAGTGCCGCTGCTGCTGGCCGATAACGTCCTGTCATTGCAGTACCAGAACACAAGCCGGGTCGTTAGTGCTCCGATTGAGAAAGGCACATTTGCCAGCTACAACAAAGTCGCCGACCCGTTCAAAGCCACCGTACAACTGAGTAAGGGCAGCGGCGGTGCTCTGGAACGTGGCGCATTCCTAGCTCAACTTGAAATCCTCGCCAAAAGCACCCTGAAGTTTATCGTCATCACGCCGGAGTATGTCTATAAATGGGCGAACATCACCGGTTACGACTTGGTGCGCGAAGCCAGAGACGGGGCAACGCTGATTAAGGTAAACGTGCATCTGGAAGAAATCCGCGAAGTCACCGTTAAGTATGACGAGGAAAAAGTAAAAAATCCGGATGATGCAAAGAAAAAGGACGCGGGTGACAAAACTCAGGCGGCTGAATCTGGCTCGATGGAGGGGACGCTTCAGGAGTTGGCTGATATTTACAATGACCCAGGCAAGTCAGCACTGAAGAAGATATCTGATAGCGCTCAGGTTATTTATAAGGGGATGGAAAGTGCATGGGGAAACCTGAACAACATCGGAGAAGAGACAAAATTTATGGTTAACCAGATAACCGGAGGCTGATGTGATAACAGAAATCCCCCTTTCACCTACACCGAACCAATCACTCTCATTCATTCTCGGCAGCAGCACCTATGACATCACCCTCGAATCACGGCTCGATAACCTTTTCGCTACTGTGGTGAAAGACGGTGAATATCTGGTATGCAACCGCATATGCCGGAATATGACTTACATCTGCCAGTGGCTGATATTTGCGGACACGGCAGGCAACACAGATCCGGTTTATACCGGCCTTGGCTCACGATACAGGATGGTGTGGATAGATGGCATTTAACCGGAAAGTAATCAGGCTGACTCTTACCCTGAACGGGAAAGATGAGTCATTCACATCAGACAGCCAGAACAAACTGGAGGCTGTCGGGCTGCGTATCAGTGCGGAAATTAACTTCGGTAACGGAATGCCTGCACCGTCGGCCAGGCTGCGGATTTATGGCCTTCCTGCTGAGACGATGAATAAGCTGATAAGACAAAAATACCGTGACGCAAAAAAGTTACGCGACGACATCATGGTTGAGGCAGGTGATCAGGGTGAAGACCTGATGATGGTATTCAAGGGCGGGATAGTTGAAGCCTATCCTGATTATGCCGAAGCGCCGAACGTCTCCCTGATTATCGAGGCTCAGACTGCTGTCCTTGAGGCCATGACACCGAGTGATGCTGAGAGCTATGAAGGCACTCACGATGTCATAAACATCATGGGGAACGTCTGTAAGCGCATTGGATACACACTGGAAGATAACGGGGTTAAGCAGTCTCTTGAGAACGTTTATCTCTGCAATACCGACATCAGTAAAATTAAATGGCTGGCAGAGGCGGCAAATCTCGACCTGTATGTTGAGTCGGGAAATATAGCAGTTACCAGAAAGGGAGAGCCGCGAAAACTGAAGATACCGGTCATCTCACCTGATTCCGGGATGATTGGATATCCGGTACCGACCTCAGTTGGTGTTCAGTTCAAATGTTTTTACGACCCGATTGTCCGGTTCGGCGGCATCGTCCGTGTCAAAGACAGCATTATTGAGCGGTGCAATGGCGACTGGATAACCTACGGTGTCCGCGTAACGCTGGAGACAGAAACAGAAGGTGGACGGTGGTTTATGGACGTAGCAGCATACCCAAGGTGGCAGGATGAAAAAGCAATTAAACGATAACCTCAAGCTCCCGTTCTGGCCGCAGGATTTGGCGGGTGGTGTCCGGTCTCAGGAGATGATAATCAACAACCTGATCGGGAAAATTGGCACGGTAACCATATGTAAAATCGTGAAGGTGAAAGGCGGCGGAACCGGTGCGGTCGGGATGGTCGATATCTTGCCAATGGTATTGCAGATGGATGCAGGCGGAAATATTTACGACAACGCGGTTATCTACAACGTGCCTTACTTCCGGTATCAGGGAGGAGCAAACGCGGTGATTATTGATCCGAAGCCGGGAGATATCGGAGTTTGCCTGGTATGTACCCGCGATATTTCCAGAGTGAAGCGCACCAAAAAGCCAGCCGCTCCGGACAGTCACAGAAAATTCGACTGGTCGGACAGCCTGTATATCGGTGGCATTCTGAACGGAGCACCGACGCAATACATTCACTTTCTGGAAAGCGGAATTGACGTTGTGTCGACCGGCGTTATCACGATGAAAGGAACAGAGATAGTACTGGATGCGCCTGTGCGAACCACAGCAACGGTGCAGGCGGCTCTGGATATCACCGACAACACCAAATCAGGAAACAGCCAGACAATGGCCTCTATGCGCGTTATTTACAACGGGCATACCCATCACGAGAACGGTCAGGGTTCAAACACCAATAAACCGAATCAGCAGGTTTAATATGAAAACACTTTTTGTTCACCCTGACACATGGGATTTAACTCTCGACGTGTCGGGGAATATTGCCGTGGCTTCCGATCAGTACGCGATAGCACAATCTGTCGCGAACAAGTGCCGGGTGTTCATGAAAGACCTGTACTACGCGCAGGAGGACGGCATTCCGTACCTTGAGGAAATATTGGGGCGCAACCGATTCTCATTGTCTCTGTACCGGCAGTATCTTCAGGATGCAGCTCTTTCGGTGCCGGGAGTGGTTACCGCAAAGGTCGAACTCAGCACGGCAAATGACAGGGTTGTGCGCGGCCGCATTTTATTCACTGACACCAACGGGAGAGAGGGGGTATTAGAATTATGATCCCACCGGTTGAGATAACCCCGAAAGGGATACTGGCACCCACCACACAGGAAGTCACCGCTGGTCTGTGGCAGCTTATGCGCGGGTGCTTTGGCGACAACATCAACACTGATGCAGATACACCGCAGGGGCAGTTGGTCACCACACTGACCGCCATTATCACTGATGAACGAAACTTCATGATCGGGTTACTGAACAGCTTCGACCCGCGCTATGCATCCGGCACCATGCAGGACGCCATCGGCTATATCTACTTTTTACAGAGAAAGCAGGCGACACGCTCAGTCGCTGAATTAACCTTTACCGGCCTGTCCGGAATGACGGTTCCCGCCGGTTTTGAAGTGCAGGATGAGCAGGGGCGGACATGGTTCACGAATGCGGATGACACCATAAAAAGTACCGGCACTGTGATTGTTAATGCCAGTTGTGCCGATGCCGGAAGTAATGACGCTCCCGCAGGGACAATCAACCGGATCACCCGCAACATTACCGGCGTTGATTCGGTGACCAATGAAAAAGCAGCCATTACCGGACGCAACGCAGAGTCCCGCCAGGAGTTTGAATTCCGCAGGCAGCAATCTGTGGCGATTAACGGTAAAAATACTAATCAGGCTACGTACGGCGCAGTGTCTAATATTAAAGATGTTATTGACTGTTACGTTATTGATAACCCGACAGATGAAACAGTCACGGTGGGGAAAACAAATTACCCGCTCATCCGAAATTCAATCGCGGTTTCTGTCGTCGGTGGTGATGACGATGAAATAGCAAAGATGATCCTGACTAAAGCCGGTTCCGGGTGCTCGTTTGTCGGTAACACCGAAGTGATATATGAGGATAAAGAAAACTTCCCGTACATGCCGCCGACATACAAGGTTAAGTTCATCAGGCCGGAGCATATCCCGGTAGAGTTTGTGGTGACTTTTGAGGATAAGCTGCTGCTGACCTATCAGGAGAAGGAGGCGGTTAAATCATCCATTCTGGAAGAGTTCAAATCAGGACGTGGTAAAGGACAGATAGCACGTCGGCTTATCGCAAGCGATTATATCTGCACTGTGGCTCAGTCTGCGGCCAATCGGCTATTGTCGGTTCAGGTGAGCAGGAAGGACGGCCAGGTTGGTAACTATGTTGATTTCGGGATTGATGAGTTTCCCGTACTATCGCCGGACGATATAAGGATAGAGTGATGATTGACATCAGAGAAACATTGCTCAGTCAGTATGCCAACTCCCTCGTCATTACCACCATCCTTAAAAAGTCCAATGAAGCCATAGACCCAAGGCACAATGCGGATGAGTTCTATAATCTGGCCGTTAACGTTCTGACGGCTCAGGGTTTTGGTCTGGATATATGGGGAAGGATTGTTGGCATTGGTCGGGGTATATCGATACCTGATCCGGACGCTGATTATTTCGGGTTCGACGGGACTGAAAAATACCTTCCGTTCAACCAGGCTCCGTTTTTCGGTGATATCAACGGCCAGGCATCCTATCAGATGGATGATGAGACCTATCGCGAGGTCATCATGATGAAAGCATACGCGAATATATTGTGCGCCACAGCACCGAATATTAATTCATTTTTGAAAGCTTCATTTACCCGTGGCCGAGCGTATTACCTCATCACCGGACACATGACAGCGAGATATGTATTTGAATACCGGTTATCAGAATTAGAGAAAAACCTCATCTACAACCACAACATTTTACCTCGACCGAGTGGCGTTGAGATAAGCATCAATGAATTGCCGGTCAATGAATATTTCGGGTTCTACAAAACCGGATTCCAGCCTTTCAGTCAGGCTCCTTTCATGAAATAGGTAACAAATGAAAAACCCAAAATTAATAGTGAAGCCTTTCGCAAAGAACGGGCAGAAAAACGTCATCCCTGAAAACTACGAAACCAGCATGGAAAGCAACCAGGCAACATGGGATCAGGGCTTCGGTCAGATAACTATGCTTCCCGTTGCTGCCGGTGGGTTGCCGCCAAAAGGTCAGGATTTTAACGGCATCTTCAACCAGATCTCCGAGAATATCGTTTATCTCTCTCAGGGTGGCCGGTTTAAATTTTCAGCGGAGTACGCGGAAGCAATCGGCGGATATCCGAAAGGCGCAATCCTGCAGTCAGATGATGAGAAAAAAGAATACCTGAGCCTGATTGATAACAACAAAGTCGACTTTAATACAGTGACTGATATCAGCGCATCATGGAAACTTGTCAACACCGACGACCTGTTGGCTCAGATAGCCAGCAAACAGCCAAAAGGTGATTACGCAACTAAGACTGAACTTAACAGCGGACTGGCTGGCAAGCAGCCGGTGGGTGATTACGCTACAAAAGAAGACGTTGATAAGAAACTGGACAAATCGAAGGTAACTAACTCGCTGATTAACAGCAGAGAACTTGTTCCAACCACTGCTCTGTTGATTGATAATCTGGCGCTGAAACAGCCCATTGGTGATTATCAGCAGGCAGGATACAGCTATTCAAAAGCCGAGTCTGATAATAAGTATCAGCCTAAAGGTGATTACGCAACCAATGCTGCTCTCAATAAAATCATCCCGCCGAAAGGCATGGTGTCATTTTTCCTCCACCGGGAAAATGCACTGCCTGCCGGATGGTATTCACTTAACGGAGACAGATATTCTGCTGACAGCTTTGCCGGTAAGGCGCTGCGCTCTCTTCCGGAAGAGATAAAGTCAGACTGGGGAATTATTGATAGTGGAACAACTATCACGACACCTAACCTGAGGCAAGCAGATGGACGTCTGCCGTTTATTCGTCCATCCAACAGCAAAGGGACTGCTCCGGGGGTTGTATCCGGTGACACCATGAGAAACATTAATGGTGAGTTTGGTTATGAAAGCCAGTACGGCCTTGCCACCAGTGACAGTGATGTGACAGGTGCTTTCTACAGATTCGGGCCATCCCGTAAGTCATTCATGGGGGGCGGAGTGGGACAGACAACAAATATTGCATTTTCTGCAGATCGAGTTGTTGATACCGGGCCTGAATTCAAGCCGTTAAGTATTGATATGGTCGCCGCTGTTTACCTTGGAGTTGCATAACATGGGAAAAATTAATTATTACTACAATCAGGATCATAAAATGCATCCGTATACAGGCTTTTCGTATGCAAACGAAGGCTCTCTCCCTCCGCTGAATGCGCTGCGTATTGAACCTGATTTTAAAGAGGGTTTTTGTCCGTGTGAGAAAGATGGCGCGTGGATTAACGTTCCTGACTATCGCGGCGTGACAGCCTATAACAAAGAGACAGCACGGCCTGTAAAGATTGATGATGTTGGCGAACTGCCGGACAATCTCACTACCATTGCGCCTGATGTGGAATTTCCGAAGTGGGACGGGAAAAAGTGGGTGACAAATAGCGCAGTGAAAAAAGCAAGTGATATTGCGGAAGCAGAAGCGAAAAAGCAGGGATTACTGGCAGAGGCTACCGTTATCATTGACCCGCTTCAGGATGCTGTAGAGTTGGAGATGGTAACTCCGGAAGAGGAATCAGCCCTGAAAGAATGGAAGGAATACCGAGTTCAGTTAAGTAGAGTGGACACATCTCTCGGTTCTGATGTGGCATGGCCGATCAGGCCTTAACCTTCCTTCTCATACTCAAACCCGCGCGGAAACCTTTTCCCGATCTCCCTGTAGTGCTCCAGTCTCTCTCTGAAGTACGGGCGTAAATGCTCGGGCTGCTGGTTTTCTGTTTCGTACAGATCATACGGCAGTCCGAGTCTTTCTTTGTACGCGATACCGGAGGCGGATAAATCGGCATTAATTTTGTCTTTTTCTTCTTGTGGCAGGTTAGCTATGTTGTGCATGTTGGTTTCGGAGTGATGGGTGATGATGGGAGTATAGCAGGGGGGGGTTGTGACGTGACATGTTCGTGTCGTCATTGCGTGACCATTACGTGCCACTAAAAGTACATTAAATGTCAC